AACCAGTAGGCTGGCCATCCCGGATATCGACAGACCGACCTTCTTATAGGCGTCCTCCGTCTTTTTCGCGTCCGCCTGGGCATTACGGTTAAACCGTCGTGACTGGTTCTCCGCATCGCCATACGCTCCCAGCAGCTGGGATTTAAAACTGGCTGCGTTCAGGTGCAGCCCGACCGCTAAAGATGCGACGTCTGCCATTACATTAATGCCCTCATGACTGCCGCGCATTCATCATCGACCCGGGATGGCGCAGGTGTGGTTTCGGTAGGTGGCGTGTTTTCATCGCCAGGACGGCGGAAAGTGCCCTGTTTCAGGAAGTAGGCTCGCCAGTGGTACAGAGTGTTTGCCGGCAATGCGGCAATTTTGGATGGGTCAGGCTCGCCCCAGCGGTCGGCCAGCCAGAAAATCAGCTCCAGCCAGGGCGAGTCACTCAGTTTTTTTCCGCTTCCTCCAGCTTGCCGATTGCGTGTTGCTTCACTTTTTCCACTGCAGCCAGCAGTTCGGGGTTTTCATGGGCCTTCAGCAGCTCGGCTGCCGTGGGTTTAAACTCATCCGGAATGGCCGTTCCATCCGGCTGAACCAGTGCATCGATGACGATCTGGATGACTTGCTCCGATGCCTCGCGCGCTGCGCCAGCTTTTGCGGTTTCAGCCATTTTCTCTTCGTAGCTGATGAGGTAATCCCCGGTCAGGCGGCGGATGAATACGGTAGCGCCAAACAACTCGGTTTTAATGACGGTTGGCTCCGATTTAAGCAACGCGGATTTCAGCGTGGACAGGTAATCTTTGTCTTTCACAGGTAGTCCTTAAAAATAAAAAGCCACCCGAAGGTGGCGGTTTAAAAGTTAAGTTAATCAGGCGCCGCTGGTATCAGCGACGGTTCCCCAGGTGATCTTGTTCTGCTTACCCTGAACAGTGATCTGGATGACCTCATTCGCCGGAGCGGCGATTTCATTCATCTGCCACCCGGACAGCGCAAGGAGCATCGTCGCTGTTCGCTTGTTGGGTAATTCGACGTATAACTGGATGGTCTTGCGGGCCTCTGCTGCGTTCAGCAGCGCGGCAAAATCGGTATTGCCTGGATCATCAATAAAGCCCAGCGACTTTTCAGGCCCGTCAGGCAGATCGCTGATGGACTGTTTCTGCTTATCCAGTAACGTGGTGCAGTCGACAAAGCCCCCCGTCTGCCCCATTGCACCCAGCGCTTTACAGTTAATCAGCGGTTTCAGCGCTGACGTGGCAGCGCCAGGCTCCCCGTATTTCACAATGGTGCCCGCTGGCAACATCGCATATTCAGGTGAAGTTTTATCAGCCATGTTTCTCTCTCTTTTTATACGGCAGCGGATGCTACCTGTTTTCAATGCCGTTTCGGATTTCCACGGTTAACACGCGCAAAACGGTCTGGAGGTTGTAATCCAGGGCGGGTCGGATAAAGGGGTCTGCAACCTGTTTAATCGTGCCAAACTCCTGCGCCAGCGCCTTCATATGGTGCTGCTTGCTGGGGCCAACACGGAGCGTTACAACCGCGTTCCCTTTACCCTTGCGGGTGGAAGAGCGGATTTTGATTGAGTCCCGCATGTGCGGCCCGGCAGACGTTTCGTCAAAGCCGGCATGCTGCTTCATATCTTCCTCGACGACCTTTAGCGCTTCGCGCCCGGCATCCCGCAATACCTTCGTCGCCACTTTTTCGCCCAGGGCCATTAACTGCCGCTCCAGCTCATCCAGCCCTTTAACTTCCATTCGGATCACGAGGAGTCCTCCACGTAGTGAATGATGAAATCGCGGGTCAGGCGATACTGAATGCGACGATTCGTCAGCTGGTTTTTATCCTGATGGATACCGCCTCGCTCCACATACTGAACCGGGATACCCTCCAGCTGGCCATGAACGACTGACTTCAGTTCCGTCCAGATTTTTTTATCCAGCTGCAGCAGTGAGGTGTAATTATCGAGAAGGTACAGGTTCACCTGGATACGGGCAGATACGATCCCCGTTCGCAACATTCCCGAGACCATTTCCGGGTCAGAGATACGCTGAAAGGTCGCTCCTTCCTGGACCGTGTCCGGCAGTAAAAGCGGATACGCATTCATGCCGGTGATGCGCTCCAGCGCACCCTTAATCGCCAGCTCTATCATGCCGCCCGTCAGCCTCCCCCGTGATAATGATCCGGTCCGTTTTGCGGTCGATATTACGGACGGTATAAACCAGATTTTTCGTCGTGATTTTCCAGTCAATATCAACCAGCACACCCGGATAGACCGTAAACAGGCAGGTTTCCACCACCTGCTGCTGATCCAGCGTGCGGACTTTCCGCCCCGATACCAGCTCCCGCTTTGCCCACGCTTTTCCCGATTCAACCTGCTTTTCCGGTAGCGGTTCGCCCAGCGGCCCCCGACCGGACTGAACGTAGCTAATCGCAATGCGACAGTTCATATCACCCGGTTTCAGGCTCATAGCGTATGCTCCTGCAGGGGGAAAAGAAGATGCCTCACCGCAGCGGTTTCCAGCCACTGTCCGGTATGGCCATTCAGATACGCATCGCTGACCAGAAACTGAATGGCCAGCCGGATATCTTCATCCGCGATAAATCCGCGGACGGTCTCCGGGAGTGCCTGCAGCTCTTCATCACTGGTGACCAGCTTGCAGTAATAATCACGCTCGATGCTCCGCTGCGCGGCGTTCACCATTTGCGTGAGCATGGCGTCATGCTCCGTGAAATCCAGTTCCAGGCGTAGCTGGGTTTTCACATCATCCAATTTCAGTATCAAAATCGCTGTCTCCCGGCTTCGGTTTCAGCGCACGTTCGGCATCCTCCGGCCATACCGCGATACGCCGCTTAACCAGTTCTTCGGCGCGCGATCCTTCAAAGCACGCGATATCTCCACGGGAATAACGGTGGTGCGGCCCAAGGAACACAACGGATTTACGCTCTGCCTGTGCGACCACGGTCGCATGGTTGTCCTGTGTGCCTGTTTCTTCCGGCTCCACTGCTTTATTTTTCACAGCCATAACATTCTCCTGAAAAGGAAAAGCCCGCATATGCGGGCCGTATTTACTGAGGGATGGGTTAGAACAGGACGCCGGTACCCAGCACCAGGCCTTCCGGATGACGGAAGCCAATATCATGCTCAGTAACAACGCGGATTAGCGACTGGTTACGGGAAAACGCAGATACCAGGGTGCCATCGGCATCGATGTAAGAGGCTTCCTTCGAGAAGTCGACTTTCATATTGCCGTCTTCAGCGATAACCACATCATTGAAGTCAGCAAAGTAAATCTCAGTCTCCTTACCCCCGGTCCCCAGATTCGCAGGGATCGCGCTGGTACGCTGAACCGGATATCCTTTAAGTAATCCCTGAGCCATTTCCGGATAGACTTTGTTGCCGTTGCCGTCACGCAGCCCAAACAACTTCATATAGGTACGGTTCGACATGCCCCAGCCGCTGCTGATCATATTGCTGTTGCCGTCCATCGCCATCAAAATGATCTTGTCCAGGTACTCGTCAACCGTGTTCAGGTTGATCGCTGCATCAGCTTCCCACGGCAGCAGGCGGTTCCACTGCGTCGCGCGCGCCTTCATACCAATCGGTGTATCGCCGGTACCGTCATCGCGCATAAAGGCTTTATCCTCACGCACTGAGATGGCGGTCAGAATATCCTGCAGGACCAACTGCTCGACGTTGAATCCGGCGCGGCCAATCAGTGCATTGGAAATAGGCACCATCGCAATCAGAGTTTTCGCCGTCAGTTTTACATCATCAAAGCGTGTTTCTGATGTCTTGGCGTCTTTGTTTTCTCCTGTGTAGCTTGCCGTTGCTCCACCGGCCACGCGTGGTAGCGTCATATTACCGTTAGGCAGCGGAACGGGACGGGCACCCAGCTTGCGGACGATGGTTCGGTCGCTCAGTAGCTCGATCACCTCACTGTGGAGGTTCTGCGGAATAAGCACACCACCGGACGCCGCTGCGGTGGAAATGGCCATCGATACGGACTGGTCATTCAGCTCTTCTGAAGCGAATTTTGCCGCGTCCTGCAGATTCCCTGCGCCTGCGGCGACAGACATAACCAGTCGGGTCATGCCAGCACCGGTGTACTGTTTCGGCTCCTGCTTAACAATAATGCCGGGGGCCTGCTGAGTCGCTTTCACGGGTTTTGCGACCAGCGCCGCAGCACGTTCGGCGGCTTCCAGGCGTTCAATTTTGGCGCTGATATCAGTGAACTGCTGCTGCAGGTTCGAAAACTCCGTCATCTGCTCCGCAGTCAGCGTGACGCCGCTGGCGTCAATGGTTGCCAGGGCCTGAATCTGTTCGTTGATACCCGCACGCTGACGACGCAATTCTTCAATATGTGGCATTTTATTTCTCTCTTTTTAGACATAAAAAAAGCAGCCTGCTGGCTGCTTAAGGTGACGCGGTTTGTGTTTGCGCCGGGTTACATTTTGGTTTGCAGGTCCATCGCGGCTGCCTGCATCTGAATGGAGGTTTTTTGACGGGGTTGCTGATACTTTGCCGCGATAGCATTGAGCGCCGCCTGGGGGTCAGAGACTTCATCCGCCAGGCCGGCAGACACAGCGCCAGGGCCAAAATACAGCCCCGCCTGCGTATCAATGACGGCCTGCTGCTTCAGGCCGCGATATTCGGCCACCGACCCCGTAAACGTCTCGTACATTTCGTCGATCATGCCCTGGAACATACCCCGCGACTCTTCACTCAGTGGTTCATGTTGGGTACCGTTATTTTTGTTATCTCCCCGGTAAATGGTGGTGAACGTCAGCCCCATTTTTTCTTCCATCTTCGACGTATCGAGGTGCTCCATGATCACACCAATCGACCCCACGCCACTGGTCTGGCTGACGATGATTTTGCTGCAGGCCGATGCGATGAAATACGCGGCGGAGTACGCGCTGTAGTTCACAATCGCCGTGATGGGCTTCGTGTCGCGAGACTGATAAATGTAATCGGCCAGCTCCTTGCACCCCACCGCTGCGCCGCCGCCGGAGTTAATATCCAGAACGATTTCGCTGATTGAGGGGTCGTTTAACGCCGCCTGCAACTGCCCGCGTATCCGCTCGTAGCTGGTCAGCTCGGAGCACATCGCTGTAATCTGCCCCCGGCGTGGAACGAGTATGCCGTGAACGGGGATCACCGCCACCCCGCCGGTGGGCTGGACCTGCTCAGCAGCAGGTGATTTATCCGGATTTAGCGCCATCTGAATGACGGTATCTTCGGTGATCCCCTGAATACGAGGGATGAGCACCGCTTTCACGGAGTCCATTGTTTGCCGCGTCACGTAATGCGGCACACCAAAGACCATATCTGCCAGGTGCGGCAGGTTAATTAATTTCGTTGTCATGTTGTCTTCCAGGTCATCCCGCGCGGCGGGAAATAATCAGGCTCTGGCCAGAAGGGTTTCGATTTCGGCCAGCTGTTTTGCTGTCGGCGATTTATCGCCAGGAAGGATCTTCGCACTGTCGACCATATTGAGCGGCGTCAGGTATTTATCCCCGCCGGCAATGGGCGGCAGATTCTCCATACGCCGGATATCGTTAGTGGATAGCCATCCCCACTGGCGGCCCAGCGCATAAGATTCATAGCGTGATTTCTGATCGCCTCGCAGCAGCCCGGAAACGTTGAACTCGATGTACAAATCGCGGCGTTCGCTGGGCAGAAGCAGATCGCGCTGCAGCGCACCCTCATGGCGTTTCAGCCATGCCAGCAGCGTATACATCACGAACTGCAGGCCCTGGTGCTCAATGTTGTTGTTGGTCGCTTTCGCCAGCATCTGCACCATATGTGGCGGGATTTTATAGAGCCGGCAGACCTCTTCCACGCCCCACTGCCGCGACTGTAGCAGCTGCGCCTTTTCGTTATCCTGCGACAGTTGTTTGTAGCTCATACCCTCCTGCAGCAGTGCCACAGAGAACATATTGTGAATACCGGAATGGCGCTCGGTCCATTTCGCCAGCAGGCGATCAATAGCATCCTGGCTTTTAATGGTCGCGGCTTCTCTCGGACGCTCTATCACTCCGCTCATCGTTGTCCCGCGCCGGAATGTCGCTGCCGCATGCTCCTCAACGGCCAAATTCAGTCCAAGAACATCGGCGTTCGTCTGAATGGGGGAGCTGCCGATATAGCCATCCAGAGAAAAGACCTTCACATGGTGCATCATGCGCATCGGCAGAATTTCGCCGACTTCCGGGAGTTGGTAATACGGCATACCGTCCGGCCCTTTCAGCACAATGACCTTTTTCGGGTTAATGGGGATCAGCTCTTTCGGGTAGCCTTTTCCGTCCCGTTCGATGATCGAGTAGCAATTTCCCTCCAGCCCCAGCAACCCCTGCTGCTGCTCAAAATACTCGAATGAGGTGTCTTTCCTGTTGGGCTGGGAGTGAATCAGGTCATAAACCGGGTGGTCCGTCGCACGCTGGCGCCCGCCATTTTTATCCCGCCGGTAAAGTTCGCACGGCAGCTGCGCGACGGACTCAGCCAGGAGAGTGACACAGGCCCGGACCGCTGAAAGTCCCAGAGCGGTTTCCGGCGTGATTATGATGCCAGTTTTGCTCTGGCTTGAACGAACCCCGCCCAGCATGGCTTCCCAGAGGCCATCCCTCGACTGCTGGCGCCCTCTGAACATTTGGGGGATAAACATTATTCACCCCCGTTAAATTTGGCACCGGCTGAAACCGCCCGCGCAGTTAGATATGACCAGATAAGACATATTGACCCACCCGTAATAAGACCGGCAGCAGGCAAAATCAACCAGGCTCCGGCGGATATGAGTACAGCCCCGGCCAGGCCAATAATGAAACTCAGAATTGTGATTAACACGCTATGTCTTCCTCATCATATACCGATGTGCCGCCGCTGCTTTCGTGCAGCATTGCGCGAGTCATGGCGTTAAATAACGCTGTAGCTCCATCGATTTTGCTTTGATTGTCTCCCTTTGTCGGGCGAACGAGATCATCGCTACCGGGTATAAATTTCCCGATAACATTGCTGATACACCAGGTCAGAATGGGATTGCCATCATGGTGGAATCGACCACCGGCCAGAGCCGCTTCAAGCTCTTTCATCGCCGGTGACATATTGGTGTAATCCTGCCGGATATCGACTACGGTAAATCCGTTGTCCTCCAACTGGTGGCGAAGTGCTGTTGCGCCGGCAGGGTCGATATCAATCTCGTCAATGCGGTTTTCGTCCTGCATATCGATAATACTGGCCAGAATCTCGCGATAGTCTGCCTCTGCTCCATCCGTCGCTTCCAGCACGCCCATTTCATAAAACTTCTGATACCTGTCAGCAGTTTTCAGCAGTTTTGGATCGGTTGTATGGATCGTGTCTTCCGGGACCCAAAATTTAGGTTTGATGCAGTAATAATGCCGTTTACCTTCAATTTCCCGCGTAAATAGCCGTATCCCGGCGTTCATATCCAGCTTTTTGGCGAGATCGAGACCGATATTGCAGCTGTCATTCGCAAAATCAGCCAGCTCAAGGTTGGGGTCTTCAGCAGCCTTCCACTGCTCCATGTTGTAGAACGCGGATTTACCGGATACCCAAATATTGAGGCGTTTGGTTTTGAAGGCGTTAACCTTGCGAGGAACCTGTTTCGCTACTTCCAGAAGCTCAACCAGGTCGCTGTACTTAACCGAAACGTCCAGATTTGGGTTAGCTTTGATTAAGTTTTTCGGGTCGGTCCAGTCATCGCCAGCATCCAGTTCGTAAATCATGCCAAACAGGCGATCATTACGGGTTATGCCTTCGATAACCTCTTTGACTTCCTTGTCCTTGTCATAGCAAGGGGACTCCAGTGACGAGCCGGATGTCGTGATAATGAGCGTTAACGGCTGCGAACGGGCGCCCATCCCCATTGTCATGGCCTCGTACATATGATCCGTATCGTGTTCGTGATACTCGTCAATGATCGCGCAATGTGGGCTGTCACCATCGCCGGGTTTCCCCGCCATAGGTGCGAAAACGGAACCATCCGGGCGTGTCAGGCTGTCGGTCCATACCGAAATATCAAATCTGGAGCGAAGTGCCGGCAGGCGGCTGGCCATCTGCCTGGCTGGGGTGAAGACCTTTTTCGCCTGCGCCATAGTTGTCGCACCGCAATACACTTCTGCGCTGTTTTCGCCATCAGCGCAAAACATGTAGGTGCCAATCCCGGCAGCAAAAAACGATTTCCCGTTTTTCCTGGCTACCCGGATATACGCTTCGCGAAATCGGCGTTTTTTATCCTTTTTCGTGACCCAGCCAAAAATCGAACAAAAAATAAAACTTTGCCAAGGTTCCAGTTTTAATTTCTGCCCCGCCAAATCGCCACTGGAGTGCGGTAATTTCTGAACAAACCGGCAGGCCCGCTCAGCTAAATCTCTGTCGAACCGGTAAGGGTAATTGTTATCGAGTGATTTTTTTAAATCGTCAAAATGGCGCTGACATGCCAGCCGAATAGCTCTGCAGGCGACTATTTTCCCGTCTATGATATCCCGCGCATATTTGTTCGCCACATTGACGTTTGGATATGCGGCCATGCTCCATCCTTAAGTCATTAGGGCCGCACCAAAATTAAAACTCGTCGAACTCACCGCTGGATTTGTCATTATCTCCGGGCTGTTTCTTCAGGATGCGGCTATTGGGGTCCAGCTTTAACACAACGGAGAGTCGAATTAATTCGCTGATATAACGGCTACGCGCCTTCACTGCTGCACCAAGTTTCTGACCGCCGGCAGCGGTATCATCACCAAGGCCATCGCTTTTAATTTCCTGGTTGGCGTCGTACAGCAGCTGCACGGTGTTGCAGTATTCCATCAGCAAATAACAATCTTCCATTTCGAACGTGCCACGGTTAATAAGAATTTTGCACGTCCGTTTCCAGGCATCGATAGCCATATCGCCCAGTAATTCATCCGGCGGAGAAACCGCTCTGGTTAAAGAACTAACCTGATTTCCAGTGTTATTCGATTTGCGTCCGCCACCAGGTGATCGCATCCCTGTACTCATTCAAAAGCACCCCAAAACAGCCAAAAAAAAGTTTTTATTTCTCACGCGCAAAAATCTACCTGAGGCGGCAGTCCCGAAGCGCGAAAGGGGTTAGGGATTTGATCCCCCCTACCCCATGGCGGTAGTTGCCTCAGTCGAGGTGGAAGTCGTCATTCAGGCTGCGCCGCCGACCGCTGCTCGCATTATGTGGGCAGGCATTCGAGTTATGCCCGGACTGGCCACAATAGCTGCAGCGCAGCTGGGCGCGACGCGATGAGCCGCCCCATGTTTTCGGGCAGTTAGCCCGCGTATGGAGACGTGAACCGCAATAGGTACAGCTGGTGTAACTCATCATGACCTCCAATAAAAAGCCACACTCGTGAAGCATTCAGCCATTATCACAGGCGCTCTGTGAGCGCCTGTTGTAATGCCTGCTGTCAGGACCCTGTCGCTGTAGCGGAGCTACCATCAGCCTGTAGCACGCTTTCAGGGAGGCGGGTATCCAGCTGAACACCATCGAAGATCTTCAGGCCATTGAAACCAACCCACGTTGAAGACTGATTTACATTGCCGGTGATGAAGTCAGTGACATCCGACATCAGACTACCAGTGACCGCTGGGGTGTTCTGTCGCCAGTAATTCTCAATCGCCACCAACAGAGGGTCAGAGCCATTCTTCGTGCTTTGCTCACCGACTGAATACGTTTTCTTTCCTGCCTTATCAGTGACACACAATAACTGGCTGCTTTGTACTGGCGAACCTTCTGTATCATTCACCTGTAGGGTAATAGTGGCGATACGGTTGCCATCAGCATCAGTAGTGGATGCATAAAACATAGAGATGGTCAGTTCATTACGATTAAACATTATTCGCTCCGGGAAGAATTGTTGTGGCGGTTACGCTTTCGTGGACGGCGTATACGCTGACTTTCGTCTGCTGCACGTGGTAGTACTTCCCCCTCATTGGTCGGTGGAGTATCAGTTGTGTTGACAGGCTCTGCTGCTGGTTCTGGCGAGGTTGCATACGGACCACCACCGGACTCAATTTCAACCTTGAGGTGTGGCTTGGTCTTCATGGTGTGGGAAAAGTGGATAGCCGTAACGTTAAGCGGAAGTAAGGACACTCCGTCTTTTTCTAGTGTCACCAAATTACCGTTTTCATATTCAATTTTGAGATTTGGGGTGCTCATCGTGTTCTCTCTGTTGCTGTTTTCGCTCTATGGCAGGGCCAGCACAACGACTCCAGATTGGAATCGTCGTCTGTACCGCCACGCGCTTTGGGTATGATGTGGTCGACGCTGGTCGCTTTGGTGGCGATGCCATGACGCCGGCAGTTTTGGCATAGATATTTATCGCGCTGGAGGATTCTGGCGCGGCGGATTTCCCAGGGGCGACCGTAGCCCCTTTCATGCCGGCTTTTCCCGCCCTGGTAGTTGCGCCAACCGTCGCCAGCATGTTGCTGCCGGTGAGCATCGCAATAGCCGCTGGGATCGTTGGTTATCGCCGCACACCCCCGGTGACGGCATGGACGTTTAGACCGGGCTGGCATTAACGTTGACTCTTAATCGCAAACCATAATGAACCGCCTGGCATAAGTCCTTTTTCTAACGCGGAGGCTATGCGCTTATCGAATGCATGGCTGAACTCATCAAGCGCTTGAATGGCTTTGCTGGCATCCACCTCAATATTTATCGTAAAGGTTGCCCCCCGCTTTTCCTTTCCATCTGTGCTCGGTTTAAAGGCCGACGCAGGGATTATTGTTTCAGAAATTTTTTCGCCAATAACCTGAGCGGCGCCATCGCGGGAAATTACGAAACCACCGGTGGAGTGCTTCAATTCTGCAAAAGAAGCTTTGACCGCAGAGGCCAGCATCACAGCGTGGTCTCTGGCTTTATCCAGAGGAGTGTTGGGCAGGTAATGCGCTAATACTGATGAAAGTGTTTCCTGCTCGATGGTATTGCCGCAAAGACCTTGCGAAACTTTGGAATGCTCACCAATAAAGGATTCAATTGCATATTGCTGGCCGGTGGGGGTCAGATATACAAGATTATTGGCGTTAGTAGCGACAAAGCCACGCTCTTCCAGTTCGGGTAATTTTTCACGGCTTAACGCACCTTTGAACATCGCGCCTTTTGAAAACAAATCGTGAAGAATTCGGTGGGCACCATACGTGAGTGGCGTTTTCATATTTTTCGCTCCGTTATCAGAAATAAAAAAAACACCCGAAGGTGGTGTTTTATTCATCTTCTTGTTGATTCACTTACCCGTGCGACCGTGGTCGCATGGCTTCTATTTTGCTGCTATGCGACCTATGGATAGTGCATTGCGGGACAGCCTTACACTCTACTGTGGCCGGGGGATTATCCCTTCATAGGGATAGAACGCGTTTTATCCCTAAATGGGGATACAGGTTCTTGGTCTGTGCGACCGTGGTCGCATAGCCTCCATTTTCCCGTTATGCGACCGGCGGATAGTGAACCGTGGTATAAACCGGAAGCGCCATTTTGTAGGCATAATGATATTCCGCCGTAGCACCGGAGGAGGTCTGCCAGCTGGGGAGCATCAGGATCGCATCAGCGCAACGGAGCATGGCAAAACAAATATCCATGTATTCGCGTTGCTCCAGTCCATCAGGCAGGCTTGCCGGGTTTAAAACGGTGTGCCCGTGTCGGGTCAGTCGTTCGGCTTCTTTGTTAAATGCCTCACGGTTAAAGTTCTCGCGCCCGGTCATCGGGCCAGCAATATAAATCTTCATTGAGTACTCTATTTTGGTGCGGTGCAGCCCGCTTCCAGTGCGGCAATGTAGCCGGTCAGTTTACCCATATCGTCATCAGCGATAACGAAATGCCCATCGACGTGAACCACATCAATCACCGGCTTTTCCGCTGCGCACGGAGCCGGATTCAGTGTTGGTGTCATTGGCGTTGATTTCACGCACCCGGCCAAAGCGACGCAGATAATCAGCTGGGTTATTACGCGCATACTCAATCCTCGCCTGGCGCTCCGCTTCATTGCGGGCTTTTACTGCCTGGGCGATCATCTCCAGGATAATCGCCAGCACTCTCAATCCGGCTTCCACGAAGCTCTCCATTGTTTTTGGCCGTTTCCACCATCACACGATAATCAACATCTGATGGGCCTTTGGCTTTCCCGGCATCCCGCGCAACTTTGCTGATCGCATCAGCGTTCCGGGCGTGGGCATAGTTCGCGGCAACGAGGTCGAGAATTTTCATGACCACCGTGGGAATCCTTTTGGTCACTGACGGGGGGAGTACGGCGCGCAGCTGCGCCACCGCATACAGCACGATAAATACGGCAGTTACGCCGCTGGCCCAGCCAGCAGGAAGGGCGCTCAGAATTGAATCCAGATCCAAACCAAGACTTTGGCTCTCATTTGCCATCGCTGGTTGCGTCGCCATCACGAGAAGGACGAAGGCACCATTCATCAGCAACCAGGCTTTAGCCATACGTTTTAAACTGTTCATAATTACTCCTCGCGCCTCACTGCGTGAATAGCGCATCAACGCCAGCGCGCTGGCATTTATCGATGTAATCCTGCGGCGTGCCTTTGCCTGCCGAGGTGTTGTAATATTTTTTCCAGTACGCTGCGCGGGCCTCGCGAGTCGCCGGGATCGACTCTGAAACCGTCAGATAGCGCAGGCGGCAAAACAGCATCGCCATCAGCGGCGAGGTCCTCAGTTCCTCATAAACTGTTCGGCTCATGTCGATGCCAAACTGATTCAGCAGTACCGGGGCATAACGGCTGTTTTTGTACTTATCGCGGAGCCATTCGAAGGTACCGAGATCAACCTGGGTTAATCCGGTTCCGGCGCTGGTCGGCGTCGGGTCTTTGTAATCGCCGAGCAATGTCTCGGCTGCGGCAGTTTCGACACACAGCAAAACAGCTGCATTCGCCTTGCCATGCCCGATCACATCGCAAATGGCTTCGGCATACAGGCGCGCGTCTTGCTTGCTCACCAGTCCATAATTCATCGTTCTTTTCTCCCGCCGAAAATTCGGCTGATAGTTCGTTTTGCAAAGCCGGTGATTTCGTTGACGGTGTGTGGCCATGCCACAGCCGATAAACCGGCGAGAGTGATTACGTTCAAAATTGAGATGTTGCCCATGGCACCGTAAGCCCAGAGGATGATGGCCACGATTACGCCTCTCAGAACGTCTCCGATGAGGCGGCGCGGGTTGATAGGGGTTTCGGAAAGCAGGGCGCTTGATACCACCCCGGCGGCCAGCATGAGCAAGACCAGCCAGAGATCAGGATTTCCATATTCGATAGCTGTGTTCATGACTCCGCCACCCGCGTGGCGGGTAATAAAAAGCCCCGCACTTAGGCGAGGCTGTTGATTATTGTTTTTCTATCTCGGAGACCGTCTGTAAAAATCGCTCCTCTTCCAGCTCTACACCGATGGCTCCGCGTCCTAACTGCAGCGCGGCTTTTATCGTTGCACCCGACCCCATAAAAAAGTCGGCGATCACATCGCCAGGGCGCGTACAAGCCGAAATGATGTCGAGCATCATCTGCAGCGGTTTTTCGCATGGGTGTTTGCCCGGATAGTACGGAACCGGTGGATACGTCCACACGTTGGTGTGTGGAACATCTTTTGTCACATGGAAAGGGCGCCGCAAATTCTCATACTGCTGTCGCAGTTCGGAATACTGCATAACCAGTTCGGAATATAGCGCCGTTAAAGTGCCGTATTCCTCCTGCAGCGCCGCATGCGGCTCTGACAATCCCGTTATTCCCTGCTCTGCGGCCTTACGGTTAAACAGCGCCTGCAGCGCCAGGTACTGCCGTTCATTGGGCAATTGCCATTGGCTGGCGCTAAACCAGTGGCTACACATTTTCGTGCCGGTTGCCGCGTTGATTTCGGCAGCGGAAATACCAAGTCGCTGGCGAGCATCCCGGAAATAAGCGATAAGCGGTTCGAAGACCTGGCCTTTCAACTCCTGGCACTTTGTCGCATACCCAGCCTGGCCTTTAGCAAAGCCTTCCGCGCCGTAATGCTCTGCGAAGAAAATATGCTCACTGGCCGGAAAATAAGATCGGAAACCTTCTTTACGCGCGCCATTCCAGCGCCCGCTGGGTTTGGCCCAAACGATATGGTTCAGTACGTTGAAACGGTCACGTAACAACAGCTCAGTGTCCGATGATAATTTCGGCCCGCAGAACACATATAACGACCCTGCTGGCTTAAGCACTCGCCAGAACTCGGCGAAAAACTCATCCAGCCAGGCCAAATAATCCGTTACGCTGGGCCATTGGTTATCCCAGGCATTTGCCTTTACGCGGTAATACGGTGGGTCGGTGATGATGGCGTCTAAGCTGTTGTCCGGCAGGGTTTTGATGTACTCAAGTGAATCTGCATGCACAAGTTCAGCACTGTTTATTTTCACAGTGTTTTTCATGGTCTTTAGTGGCCTTTTTTGGTAGGCTCTTTTTGCTGTTGCGCAATCAGCAATGGGCCTTGTTTTGACCCTGTCAGGCGGCATGGGTTAAAAGCTACAGCATGGTGACACATGCTGTAGCGCCCATTTCCAAGGCATAAAAAAACCGCCTTGGCGGCGGTTGTGAGGGCGTTGGCTATAAAATTCCCAACATACAAAAACGATACCTGAAAAAGCCTTATTTGCCAACCTTTTTCATTTTATTTCTATGCGACCGCGGTCGCACAGTTTTTCAAAAGTTATCCTTTTCTTTCTGTGCGACCGTGGTCGCACAGTTTTTAAAAGCTACCATTTTGGTATTCCGGGGTAAGGGAGTACCGCCCAAAAGCGCCTCGCTGCGCCACCCTCATACAAAGCATCTGCTCGATAATAAACTCCACCGCTGGCAGGCTAATGCTGCAGGCGGTGCTTAATTCCTGCAGGGTGATGCGGGGGTGTCCCCGCATTACACTCTCAACGCTCAAGGCCGCTTCGGTCATATTCTCGCGGATCTGTTTCACGTTCATCATTTCCCCCTTTAATCTTCAAACTGGTAATCGACATCGGCCATAAAGCTGTTAAGGTCGGCCAGTTTGGGTTCCATTGTTCCAATCAGTCGGCCCGCCAGTCTGTCTGTAATGTTCTCGCTGTTGAAGCTGTACTCACGCTGGAAACGCTTCACTTTTTGCCAGAGTTCATACAGCTCGTTAGAAATCTCAGCCGCGTCCTGTCTCATTTTTTCGTTGCCTTGATAGTTCACAATATCCTCCAAATTCATCTAGTTACCGGGTTTGTTTCCCGTCTCAACGACACGAACTGTAACTCTGGCAACATGAGACATCTAGTCTTATTTTTCACTTTTTAGTGAAATTTCTCTATTGTGTGAAAATTAATTTATTGGTATATTTAAACACATAGGGAGGATATACTATGTTTAACGTGATAACCCACCCGGCAGCGCTGGAAGAGTTACAGGAACTACCGGACGAGTTACGAGGTCGCATGACCCGACTGATTGAAAGACTGGAAAGTGAAGGAAAACTAAAAATGCCTCATAGCCGCGTAATTGGCGCCGGGCTTTTTGAGTTAAGGGTTGGAGACAAAAACATAGCAAGAACGTTATACGCTTACGCAGTCGGCCACGAAATCTACCTACTGCATGCGTTTGTTAAGAAGACACAAAAAACCCCGGCAGGGGCCATAGAGATAGCGAGAAAGCGCCTGAAGGAGATGAGCTAATGAAAGTAAAAGGCATCCCATTTAACCAGGTCAAAGAAAGTCTGCTCAATACCCCGGAGGCAATCCGGGGTTACCAGGAAGCAGATAAAGAGCTGGCACTGGTCGAAATGCTGTACGAGATGCGTGAAAAGGCTGGGTTAAGCAAATCTGCCCTGGCGGAGCGGATGGGGATCACGCCATCTGCTATTAGCCGCCTCGAGGGGAACCCGTTGGGGGCCAGCATGAAGACACTGAGCAAATACGCGCAAGCGTGCGGCGCTGAAATTAACATCCAGGCCGTATACTGAACGTAAAAAGGTGAGGGAGACCTCACCTTTTTCAATTCGGCTGGCTAGTGGCTTCTTCCTTCAACCTTGTTGAGATCCCGGCACCGCTGCAACATCCGACGTGACATACAAATGAGGCGCATTGTTTGAGCCACATGCAAACTGGCCTCCGGGGATGCCATCGCCACCGATACCATATCTAATACGGCATCGATATCACTCAGCTCAGCGTCCAGCCTTTCACAATTTGAGAGGACCGTATCTTCCATCACATAGCCTACCCGTTATTCGTCTTACAAAATATTAATATACTGTATAAAAACACAGGCGTTTTGGCAAATGCTAAAACGTCATTTCCTGTCAAGGTGCTCATCAAATTTGCAGATTTGTCCGATACTTATGCGCACGGCCTATGCCTCTTTCCCTTTTTTCAAGCGTCCCGTTCCTTACTGCAACGTCCAACATTTGCCGAATAGTCCGGGCATTCAAGCCCACGTCAAAGACCAGCATCGATGCAAAGACAAAGCCGTCGCCACCGCTGGCCAGGCTACTTTGCGTTCGTTGCCGGAGTTTCTCCAAAAGCAATGCCGATTTATCCATTTTTAAGCCTCCGTGACCAGTCACGCCTTAATGGCCAGCTTTAGTCTGACAGTCGTCAGTAAGCATGAATTTTCGCCGTCGAAGATGCATTCAGACACCGGCAGCGCCTGGCCACATCGCTGGCATATGTTCGCCAGGCTCTTCTGAAGCTCTTTGTAGTTCTTTCTGATTAACAGGCCGATTACTTCATTTTCTGAATACGGCGTTCTACCTGGGCGACGCTGGATGCAAATCTCGCCCAGCATGCGCAGTTCCTCCGGCTCAAGTACCCAATCGCGTCTGGTTGTGCCGGACTGCTTTAAACGTTCACGGCGCTGCCGTTGCCGTTCTGCAGGGGTTTTAGCCACGGCATTCCTCCCGTTGAGTGTGCATCGCTTCTTTTTCATCTACGCTCCATGCAGTAGCCAGAGCATGGGTTACTTGATGAAACGAGTGCTTAACTTTCACAAAGGAGGCTTCACCGTCAGAAGAAACAGTTTCGATTGTTGTTAGCTCACCACCGCTTTCGTAATCGGGGTAAAACTGAGATACCAGGTTGCTCTCGACAATCACAGAACCATCGGGAGTGCGCATTTGCAGTCTCATACTTTCCCTCCTTCGCGCAGCTGCTTGGCGAAATTAAGCGCCTCTTCTGTCGTGCCATTCCAGCGGCCACCTCTGCTGGAAACCCACTCCTCCACCCCATCAGCCTTAATCCCGGCCAGGTAGGCGTCGGTGGCGGGAGTCATCCGGTGATACATCAAGCTTTCAAACGCCTTTTGCAAACCGACATCCGGCAATGGCTCGCTGCGGAACGAATCCAGAGCAAGCAACATTGCCACGCTGTCTGTTTCCGGAACTCTTTTCAGCGCCACATTCTCCGCTGCAAGTTTGTTAAACTTGTCCTGCAGCTGCTCGATGTGAGCGGCCTGGGCGGCATTTGCGCGCAGCGCCGTCTCCAGCGAATCAGCCAGGACATCCAAATCATCGAGTGCCACGAACAGGACATCGTAGCCAAGCTCTCTTGCTGAGGACGTGCGGCGCTTAATGCTGTTAATCAGCCGGGCGATATCTGTCATGCAAGCCACCACTCAAGCAAGTTAAGAAGACCGTACCCAAAGCCAAACAGCGCCACTGATAAAACCAAATCTGCGACAACGTTCAGCACCTGTAGCGTTTTCAAGCTGTAGTTGAATAGTTCGGCGTTCATGCGACCTCCGGCTGGCAAACCTGTTTCAGCACGCCGAGGATAATCAGGCAATCAGCAAGCGCGCGATGGGCGCCAGCGGTTGAAATGCCGTGGCGCGCAGCTGCTGTAGCCAGGCTCTGCCTTTTGAAGTTTTTGCGCTTCTCGTCGAACTCCCCATACCACTGGTCATAAACCGCTTTGGCGTCAATGTGGCGCGTCTCAATGGCCATGATGATGGAGGTGATGAGGTGAGGCTTTAGGTCATCAAAAAATCCGCTCTGCAGGCAGGTCTGCACCATCAGGCGGGCATCAAAACTGGAGTTCCATGCCAGCCATTTATGCTTACGAATAATTTTCAGCGCAGCCGGGAAAACCTCGCGCCATGCTGGCGCATCAGCGACCATTTCGTTGGTGATGTTATTAATTTTGGTAACTTCTGGCGGAATAGGGCGGCTCGGCTTCACCAGGGTGTTTAACAGAATCTCACCACGCATATTAATTATCGTGATCTCGATAATTTCATCAGAAGCCATAAGCCCGGTGGTCTCAGTATCGATGATGACATGATCGCTGTTCAGCCAATTTGCCATAATCATTTTAAAAATTGATTGATGGTAGGTAAGCATTTTATTCCCATATTTTTTGTTGAAAAGTTCTGGATGGCGTTGGGACTTTTCTGGACTCAGGGAGATAAACAAAAACGTAATACGTCCCGTCTAAATCATCCGAACGCGTGATTAAAGTCTCTCGACCTTTATTTCGATAAACGTTAGAAATTCGCACCGCATCATCGTATGACATGGGGCCTTGTTTAAATGGAGTTCGCATCATTACCCTATGCGACCGCGGTCGCACCCTCTTTTATTTCCAGATAACGTTTCAGCCACATATCTTCGATGTGTTTATTACCAGGCTGATTTGACAGGTACCACTCAGTGATAACCGATTGCCGGTTCGTATCAGGATGAGTCCGGTAATCGCAGGTAGGGCACCAGATAATGTACTCTTTACGGTTTGCGGCATACCTCATTTCGGGTTTACCGGGCTTCCTGTGCATAATCTGCTGGCACAGGCACGTTGGCACTTCCTGTACAATGGCGGTTGATGATTTCACTGCGCTTCTCCGCTGCGTTAAATAACGCGATGCTATTCAGATGCAGGCATCGTGATTTCATTAATAGCCAGCGTTTTTTATAATCCTTACGCCAGCTATCGACGGTGATATTAAGCAAAAGACTTATATGCTCATCCTCACGCAGCGGGTCCACATCCTCTCCGCGTAATATTGAAGCCTTAACCTGCTGGATGGCGTAATAAGTTAAATTGCGCATCTTTTTCTTTGTCGCCTCTTTCATTTTTTTGAAATCAGGCTTTGAATGAGCGACAAGAAAATCCAGCCATAGCCACTGGCATATAACTTCATCATTTTCAAAATTGGGCTTACAGCCATAGCAATAATGCAACCAGGCAATTTCCTCACGATTTAACTGCTCAATAGCTCTGCGCCAACTAGCCGTCTGAAAATCAAGTTCAGTCAGCAGCATTGAGGATTGCTTAAACGTTTTCCCAACATGGTAACGAACCTGCTCAGCCGCGACCGAGATCTCGTATTTATTATTCTCGCCCATTTGAATGACCCGGGTTGGCTTATCAGTAAACCTGCCGGAGTTGGCAAGACGTAACTGCTCAAGCTGAACTTCTAAAATTCCTCGCTGGAGGTAATGCAGATCTGAAAGGGCCGTGGCCACACAAGCGCGGATTCGTTCAAGTTCCATCACTACCATCCTTGCTTACCCGCTTAACGGTGAAGTCGCTCTTCAGTTTGTATGCCGTGCGGACCTCAATATCGCTCTGGCGTAACGGTGGAATCTCCCCAGCCGCAAGCCATTGATAGACCGCGCCAGGTGTTACACCTACGCCTGCAGCTGCTTTTTCGACGTCGCCAAAGTGGCGGATAAGTTCTTCTGGCTTCATAAAATTATTATATGCCATAACCATAAATTAAAGCTAGGTATAATTCATAAATTTTATAGCCAGCTATAAAGAGATCGTTTATGATTGATCGTATGAAAACACGAGGCGAACGACTGAAAGCACGCCGTTTAGAATTGAAGATGACACTGAAGCAAGTCGCGCAAAGTGTCGGTATCTCTCTTCCTGGCGTCCAAAACTTAGAACGTGGCGACGTAATGCCGTCGCTGGAGATCGGGCTTGCCCTGGCGAAATGCCTGCGCAAACCTGTGCAATGGATACTTTTTGGTACTGAATCTGATCCTGACCGCGTTCCTGTTATTGGCACAACAGAGAGTGGTCCGGATAGCGACTGGCAGCCAGGAGAACCTGCCAACACAGAACGATTCCTGCCATTTGTTAGCCAACGGGAAACCGTTTATGCGCTCACTGTCGGGAACCAGGTTCAGCACAACTATCAGCCGGGTGACGTCGTCCTGGTTGACTCAGCTCTCACGCCAGTTCCGGGTGAGGATGTGTTAGTTTGTGATAAAGACGGGAAAATCTCGATACAGCGGTTAGCGCGCTTCGACGATGAGCGCTACTACTTAGATGGCGCTAACTCTCAACGAGTTATCCATGAGAAAAGTGATCTTCAATTTGTGCACCAAATAGTCGGTACGATCAAATCGTTCATGATAGAGGGTAGATGACAGAGTAACAGGGTTTATTGCTGCCTATAAATCTGGTTTAATGCGAGCTATAATGTATCGCGGTTGAATCGGACTGCAGCAGCCGAAAAAAGACGAAAAAAAACCCGAGTCGGCAAACTCGGGCCTTTTTTCAGGAGCAGCCCCACGACAAACGCAGCACAGTCCCTACGAAGATTTGTGCGTTTATTGTGGCTGCTCCTGCGGATTTTTTCAACCCGAAAAAACATAAATTCGCATGGAAAGGCTAAAAATGACCTTACAAGAATTCTATGCGGCTCGCTTCGGTAGCGATCCGTATTCATTGCTTGAAGCAGCGCGGGATGAGCTGTCAGAGCTGGCCACAATGGCTGGCATTAACTGGACAGCATGCGCTGATAACATTCAGTTGAACCCGCGCGGCGGGGAAGAACGTTATTCAAAATATAACGGTGGCGCCCCCGAGGCTCTGGAAAAGAGCCTCAAAGGGCGTGTGGAAATCTACTCCCGCAAGGAACAACACAAAAGCGGCATCAGCTACCCATTCGTCAACTTTGTCCAGAAAGGGCATGACGAAGGTTCCTGGAGCGGCTTCTCCTTCCTGTTCGCCGAATACCGCCGTGAACAACAAAGAAACCATGCGACCGTGGTCGCACAACCTGCTGAAGAACTGGCGCGTATTGAACGCCAGGCAGAAGCCCGCAAGCGCCGCGCCGAACAGCAACGGATAAATGAACTTAAAAACAATCAGTTAGAGCAAGAGCGGTTGCTCGGATGGTTGGCGTTCCACAGTGCATGGGAACATGCGCCAGCTGAGGACGGGTCGTGGCCTTACGCAGTGAAAAAAGGCATTCGTGACGTATTCAGCGCTTGCGATATTCGTCGCGTGACCAGTCACGACAACGCAAAATGGAGCCGTGGACCGACTACATACATGGCGATTCCGCTGGCCCACCTGGACGGACGCAAAGACGGACGAATTGTCGGCTGGCAGCGTATCGACCAGCGCGGCGGTAAATTCCAGACCAGCGCGATCACCAGCGGTGATTTCGTCGGGGCGTGCTTTGTTATCGGCAACCTGAACGGCGCGCAAAATATTGCAGTGGTGGAAGGTTTCGCCACCGGCGCGTCCGTATGGCTGGCTACCCGTAAGGACCCGAAAAAAAGCTTTGATGCTGTCGTGGTCGCTGTGGCCGCAAACAACATGATCCATGTTGTTGAGCAGCTGGTGAACATGTACCCGGCAGCAAAAATTACCTGCGCCCTGGATAACGACCGCAAATCATCGGCTGAAGGTAAAGGCAACACCGGCTTACGTACCGGCTTCGACATTCTCGCAAAATTTAGCGGCATCAAATGCGTTTATCCCACCTTTGAAGACGATCCCCAGCTGGAGTGCAGCGACTTCAACGACCTGCATAGATTACGTGGACTCCGCGAGACCTGTCGCCAGCTATTCGCCAAAGGGAACCGCCTGAGTAACAGCACTGATTTGCTGTCCCTAACGCTAAACAAGCTGAAAACGGCTAAACGTGACAACCGCAGGACGTTTGCTAAAGAACTGCTAAACGCGGTGGATATTGGCATGCTGACCTGCCCGGTACCGAATAGCCCGGCGGATCTGTTTAACATGTTCTGCATCGTGCTGCGTGATATGGGACTGGAAAGCGTCTATCGCGCCACGGTTAAAGACCACATCGCACGCCGCCTGAACCGCAAATGCCGTACTGCCCAGGCACCCCGTTCCTTTAGCGAGCGGATCACCGACCCGAACAAGCGTCCCCAGCACATCACGTATAAACGCTTTGAAACATCCGTGATGACGGATGAAATTCTGCAATACGTGCAGCAGCTGCAGGGCATCGTTATTGTTCGCGCCGGTATGGGATCAGGTAAGTCGACAGGCCTGCTGCGCCCACTGATGCATAACGCTGATCGCGGCGTTTCCGTTGCGCACCGCGTAAGCCTCATCGGTGGCCTGTGGGAAATGATGACAGAGCAGAAAGGGACCAAGGCCGATATTCTGCATTACCAGGACCCCGGCTATCAGGAAATGGCGCCATACGCCAATAAGCTGACCATTTGCATCAACTCCATCGTCAAAGGCTGCTGGCAGCCGCTGATGCGCCAGCATGACTATTTCGGCTTTGATGAGGCAACGCAGGGACTTCGCGCCATCCTTTCTGGCCGCGCAATGGAGAACCCGGTCGCCGTTTTCAATACGCTGATCGACGCGCTGGCCAGAACTGAATTGCACCCCATCATGGTAGACGCAGATGCTAACGATCTGCTGGTCGACCTGGCAGAACTGGCGATGAAGCGCCGCGAAGAAATGGGCCTGCCGGCATGGTTACAGATTCACGTCATCGAGCTGCCGGTCGACGTTCGCAACCGCGAAACGGGCGAACCTATCCGCGTATTCTACACCGAGAAAGATCGCATCATGACCGAGGTGATTAAAGCGGTGGAACTCGGTGAAAAAATCATGCTGGCGACCGATAGCTCAACGTTTGCCGAAGACGTTACCGCCACGCTGCGCCAGCGCTACCCGGAGAAAAAATTCCTCTGCGTAAACCAGAAGAGCAAGCCGGAACCCGAGGTTGAAGAATTCACCAATAAACCGAAGAAGATGGTGAAGAAGTACGACGGCCTGATTTACAGCCCGTCGATATCCTCCGGCGTCTCCATCGAGCAAAAGCATTTCGACCGCCATTTCGGCATGTTCTGCGGCGAAGTGGTCCCCAGCGATGCGATCCAGATGCTGCGCCGCGACCGCACAGCCAAAGAGTTCATCATCGGTTTTGACAAGGTTCGCGCACGACGCGAAACCGATCCGCAAAAAATTGAGCGTGCGTTTGTCCAGGCATTGCTGGCCACTGCCGGCATGAACGGCGAACTAACCGACGTTGTTTTCGACGGCGACCGCATTTCTATGGGTGTGGCCAACACCGATTTTACCCGGATGAAAATCAAGGCAGCAGCGATTGAGGCCTCCGCGCGTAATGACTACGCCAGCAATATGATCTGCATAATGCACAGCGACGGCTACAAGGTTGCCCCCCTGGCATCCGACGAGCTGGCGAACTGCGTCGGCAAGGAGCTGCGCAAGGAAGCCCGCGAAATTGTCTGGGAACAAACGCTGGATCTCCACCTGAATATCGAAACGCCGAACGAATCTGAACGGGAAGCCATTCTGAAGAAACGCGCCCTGACCCTGGAAGAGCAGGCGAAGCTGGTCCGCTGGGATATCGAGCATGAGCTGAAACTGCCGGTCAACGAGGACAACCTGAAATTCTACTTCGACGGCGCCCGCGATAAGGTTCGCCGTTATGAAACCATGCTGCTCGATGAGATCACCGCGCGGCGTTTCGACCGCGAGGAATCCGCGATCAACTTCACCTACGCTTTCAGGCAGGCGGGCCAATGGCAATACTTTACCGCCACCGCGATGACCCGCGAGCAGGCTGATGAAGCATTCCAGGCGAAACACCCTGGCATCACCGAGTACAAAGTCAAATCGACACCCGCGGTCGAGGTCGGTATGCGCGGCTTCTACGGCCTCAAATCTACGGTGCTACGCCAGTACTTCATTGACTGCGGCATCGACCCGGAAACCATGACCGGAGAAGCCACCCAGGCGCGCCTGGCATACGCCAGGGATAAACTCATGACCGCCGAACGGAGAGACCTGTTAAACAACGTCCTGCGCATTGGTGGCTTTATGACGCCCAAAGGCAAGCCGAAGGTCCCCGAGGCACTGTTTAAAACCATCTGCGAGTCGCTCGGCCTGAAAACCGACAAGCGCCGCGCCAGGGACGGAGACAAGCGCCCGACCATACGCTTTGTGGATCAGCAGTCGGCGGCGTTCATGATGGAAATTCTGGAGAACCGTAAAGACGACGGCCTGTCTCTGCAGTTGCGTAAAGCCGAGAAAGCCACCACCGAAGTGGATCACGGTTTAGATCTCAATATATATATGGATCATAAAACGCGATCCACAAACGAGCAGGATTTGGACGCCCCTCATTCAGTAATAACTGAGGCGCTGGCCGAGCTGCCGGTGCCGGTGCCGGAGGCCTGGGCGATGACCGCGCTGTCTGATGATGAGCTGGCCACTATGACCTCCTGGTCGCCAGCCAGCATAGCGATGACCTTCGCGTCCCTGTACCTCACAGAGTTCATGGACCGCCTCTCCAGCAACGAACTGCGCCGGCTGCGTGAATACATCACCGGCACGGTTACGGGCGGCTACGACGCGCAGGAGGCGTTCTATGGCTAACTTGGTGCTGTTACTCATCGTCGCCCTGTGTCTACTGCAGCAGTGGGTTGCCTATCGAACCTGGCGCGCTTTCCGGGAAAGCAGGTTGGTACGCCGCGCCCTGTTTAAGGGAGAGGCTTTCGCTCACCGCTACCGTATGTGGCAGCGGGTATATCGGGAAATACTGATGACCGGAGGGAGGAAAGATGTCGACTACTGAATTTTTGAAAACGCTGGATTATGACCAGCTTCAGTTCTGCCGTGATGAGTGCGAGGCCAGAATCAAGGCCATAGAGGAAGAAGAGAAAAAGGTAGCCTGGGCGGTTACTGATGGCCAAATTAATTATGGTTGGTATCGAACAGAGGACTACCTGAAAGCGGTTGAATGTTTGGCGCGCGAAGCAGAAGAGCGCTGGAAAGAAGAAGATAAAAGCAACCCTGAGCCGCGCAATTGGTTGAATTTTTCTATCAGGGGGCAGCGGTTGCCGGTTTCTGAGTACGAGGCGTTATTTGCCGATGGCCAGTGGGGGTGATAATGGTACATGACTTACAAAAAATGATGGACGGTGAGCTGGTCCGCTTACAACTTGAGATTAAGAAAGAACAGGATAGGCGTTTAGCTGAAAAGATGATTCCTGTTTTTGGGGTGAAAACCAGCCCGGCAAATCAGTATGAATTTGCTGATCCGGCGCAGGCAATTTCCTGTGCTGCGGGATTGCTGGATAAGGTACTCGACGAGGTTAGAGATGACCTCTCTAAAGGTGGATTACAGGGGTGGAACGGTGATTTGCTACGTATCTACGTTCAGCATGTAAGTGAGAGTGATTTTGCTATATTGCGGCCTCATTTGAGGGATAAAAAATCATGATTTACCTTAGGGGATGGGCGCCGGTATTGAGAACCTTTATCATTTTCTATTTGTCGGTTATGATTACGTATCATTAACATGATAATGGTGGGATATAATATGGAAGGGAAGGGGCTGTTCAAATATTCATTAATTTCATTACTATTAGGGATAATCCCAATAATAACAATATTTTTTATTTATTACAGCAATGAAAATTCACACATCATTTCATACCTTTTTGATATTGCAAATGGATATCAAAGGGATTTTTCAGAACAATATTTAGCCGTGAGCACTATAGCTTCTGCATATACTAAAACCGCACCATTTTTCGTCATATTAATGTATATAATTTGCTGGAACAAGTTTGATATAAAAACCATCAAACTCGATTTGAAGCGATGGCTTAAACTTCTGCCTGGTGTACTCCTTTTAACGGCAGGAGCATACTATTTAACATATGTTGGTGTGGAAAATATGTCTGATAGTATGTACCGTATTAAAAGAATTATCTCTGGCAATGAATATTTCTTAATGGTTTATTACATTCTTTTATTTTTGACAAATTATTTTTTTATATGGTTATTTTTCCTTTATTTATATCTTTTAAAAGGGTTACCTTACTTTCAAAAGCGGAGATAATCTCCGCTTTACACTAAACATAAGTATTATTTAAATAAGCCAAGCACTGCATTATTCAGTGCTTTGGCCTTATCAGCATCGATATAAGATGTGAGAATAGAGATGCCAATGACGGACACAACAGTAAGCGCAGAGACAGCTACAGCTGGAAGTGACAAAGCGACTGCGACTGTGCTAATCATGGCAGTAGTAATCCCTAACGCTACGGCGCCAGCAACACCACTGAGGTACATAGCTTCAACCTCAAACGCCAGCTTTTGCCAGTCCCCTGTGGTAATACCAGTAACAACACCTTCTCTGATTTTCTCGGCTTTAAGAAGTCGATCACCCCAAGTAAAGGCTTTCTCTAACCCTTTGAATCGGTCAGCTAGTGCTGACAAATCCATTTGTTTGAGGGCATTAGAAACGACTGTTTTATCCGCCTGACTTAACTTCATCTTTGGATTGTTAGCTAGTTCATTAATAGATGCCATAGCATCATTAAAACTGCGGAGTTTCTTACCCTGGAAGTTTTTTATATTGTCAGCAGCTTCTTTCGCCAGAGTGTTGTATTTATCACCTAATTTCCCGCTAAGAGTTTTACCAGAGTCAGTAATAATTCCCGATGTAGTATCGATTACCGATGCCTGACTTTCGTTGAGAAGGTAAAGTTTAACAACGGCAATAGCCTGATCCTTCATGCTATGCTCAGGTTTATTTGCGCCGCCATCGACATAAGCTGTAGTAAAAGAGTCTTTTTTACGGTTATACAGGACATTGTATTTTTCTTTTCCGAAGCTAACCGAATAAGTATCTACATCACCTGAGCTATAAGATTTCCCAACTACAGGGCTACCTAAAGAACCTGTACCGCTTGTTTTCCAGTTCTGAATATTAGCCTTGAACTTTCCTGCTTTATCTCTGTTAGCTCTGATAATTGATTCTGCATCTTTATCACTGCCCCAAGGTGCTCCAATATAATCTGGGTTAAGCGGATTGCAAAGATAAAGCTGAATTAAAACACGGTCATTCAACTTCAACATACTAGTTGCACCTTCATAGCTAGTACCACCGTATTTACCAGAATAGCCAGCACCACCGTTGTTACCATTGCCACCACCCCAGCTAACATTACAGCTGTTATTACCACCACCTACGACAGTCAATGTTTCTTCAGGCATGTTAATCTCCTTGTGAGTTTTAAATTAGCTGTATAAATATACAGCCACTCAAAGGTAGCCCTAACCATCCGGCAAGTCAAGTTAGCCATAATCTTAAATTATGTTAAAATATAATTACATAAAGATGGGTCATCGCCGTGTTTTGCCATCCCTTCCTAAAACCGACTGATCAGGTTGTGATCAGTTGGTTAAGTTAGCTGTAAAAACCCCTGTCGCCGTGACTGGTCACGGGGTAAAATCTCTATGTAATTTATTGACGTGCGTTGCGCTTTGGCGGTAAAGTTAGCCCGCTGCAGCAAAATCTGTAGCCGGGCCTCGCAATCCTGAATATCCCAAACGACGCACAACACGCGCCTGCGTGTTTTTTTGTGCATATGCCTGCGCATACCCGAATTATGGTGGCTCAGGCGGGGCAGCCTTTTGGCTGGCCGGTTTCGTTTGGGCCGGTATTGCGAACCCCGTCTGGGCTACCACCACTCAAGAGATTCGCAACTCTGGTGGTAGCACCCATAACCAAACTGGAGTGCGCACCATGTTCAAGTTCAAGTTCGCGGCGATCTGCCGTACCGATAAAAAATCCCATATTCATCATCTGTCCACCATCGCCTCATCCGAGCGTGAAGCCCGTCGTCAGTTCGCCAGCCGTTTTGTTCTCGTTCTGTCAGCCCGTATCCGGGTTAGCGGGGTGGCCGCATGAATCAGGTGCAGCTAAACACCCAGGGCCTGCTTGAGTCGATTGAGGAGCGCCTGGCGCAGATAGAAGCGCTGGTTTCCTCTGCTCACCGGACGATCTCCAGCTATGAGGCCTCGCTGTATATGCAGGAGGCAGCGGAATTGCTCCAGTTAGCCCGTGAGCTGGTACAAGAAGCCCGTAACTGCTCCTCCTCTCTGTCCGCGGAGCTGACCACCAGGGAGGCCGAATGAACGCACTCTCTGTTTTCTCGTTTCAGGAAAACCACCCCGTGCGGGTGGTTCTGGTTAATGGTGAACCCTGGTTTGTTGCTGCTGATGTCTGCAAAGCGCTCGATATCGCTGATAACCGTGCTGCAGTGCGTAAATTGGATGATGATGAAAAGGGTGGGTACTCATTACCCACCCCTGGTGGGGTGCAGTCTGTAGGTATTGTTAACGAGTCCGGTTTATACACTCTGATCCTCCGCTGCCGCGATGCGGTGAAGCAGGGAACGACGGCCTGGCGGTTCCGCAAGTGGGTCACCAACGAAGTCCTGCCAGCCATCCGGAAAAACGGTGAATACAGCTACGTCGAAACCACCCCAAAAAGCGCCGGCGAACCATTGGACTGGCGGCAAAAGGAAGAATTACGCGGCCTGATAAACGATATAGCCCAAAGTTTTCAGTATCGAAACGCGTGGATCAGTGGTGTTTGGCTGGCGCTGCGACGTGCCTGCAGGAATCCATCACCTAACCCAATTACGGTCGACGATCTGCCGGCTATCATTGCCGAATTACGCCGAATATTAACGGCGGCAGAAACTGCCCTAGGTAATATGCGAGTTTACGAACGGGAGCTGCTGCGCGAGGTAGTTCGTGGCGGGCGCCAGAGTATGTCGTGTGAAGAATTGCCTATCACTGATATCAATACGGAAATGGAGAAGGTGCTGCCAGCGCATTTTGAGCTGGCCATCAGTAAGCTGGAGACGCTATCCACGAAATTAACGCCCCCGGCTATCTCCTCCTGATTTTATAGAGCAGGAAGCTAAAAAGGCCACAGGCGATAACCTGTGGCCTTTTTGTTATTCGAAGTAGGCATGCCAGGCGAATTGCATTGCCTCTATCCGATTGCCGGCGGCACCGGACCATGCATAATGACGGCCATCGAACTCAAACTCCACCTTGAAGGTGCCATCACCATTATCCCTCGGCGCTTTAAAGTTTGGCTTCGCAGGATGCTTCTCTGCCTTCTCAGCCTCTTCGTCGTCTTCCGGTTCCTCCGGTTCCTCCGGCTCTACGGCTTCACTTTCATCTACCTCGATCTCATCGTCGTCCAGCGTTTCATCGTCTTGGGTTTCGTCATCGAGATCGGCGTCACCCATTGGTTCAAGAACTTCCTCATCAGGCAGGATTATCGCTGGAGCCTCATCCTTCAGCTGCCATTGGCCATTTTCTCCGACGAACTGACCCAAGGCATCCGCAGCAAATTCCAGATAGCGAGGTATCAGCCTGGTACTGAAATTAAACGGTCGCAGGGTGCTGTTGGTAATTTTTATTGATGGGTCCTGCTCCACCAGCTGCTTCACGGTCTCATGAATACGAACCCCTGCGTCGCCCCTGGCGAAATCTGGCATCATGCTATCCAGCTTTTGTAGCGCTGCCAGCCGGGTATTTTCCTCGCCAACATGTGGGCGCCAGGTTCTGGAGAAGTTTGCCAATTTAAACTGCTTATAGTGCAGCTGGGTGTTTTCATCGTCATGACCGAGGATCTCCATAAAGAAAACGTCCTCATCGACATTCTTCCACCGTGGATCAACGCGGAAAAACATTTCATAGGCAATGCGGGCGTAAATAGCGCGGCTATCTTTATAAACGCGGCGGTCATCGCCTAAGAAAGTTTTTACCCACGGATTAAACGCTGTCGCTAGAATAGCGTTAATACGACCATTTTCAGAGCGAGTATCATTTTCCCCGTACCCTTTAACCACTTCATCAAAATCCGCAGCAGCAGGGCAGGAACGAAGTTGGTTAACCAGACTGACAAATAAATCAGCGTCGCAAAGAGTATATATTTTTCTTGATACACCTTTATCTTCTGAGCGTTTTTTAGCTTGCCCTAAGAATGTTACTGTATATTTACCTGCGACGGAAAATTCACCCTGAAGCATGATTTCAATCATTCGTCGACCAGATAGCGCCGCAAGCGCGAACGCTAGAGGGGCCATACCACGACGGGTGGTTAAATCAAAAGAAGATATAGGTTTATTGATTATATCGTAGATAGCCTGCATATAGCGCGGATAGTCAATCACAACCACGTTGCGCTTTTTCTCGCTGAGTATGTTGGCCCAGCGCTGCTGGATGGAGGTTCGCTCTGCAGAGCTAAGCTGCAAGTGATAGAGGACCTCATGGTTTACTTTCAGATTGTTTAAATCTTCCAGAAGCGAAGAGCCTTGCTGGAAGAGTTTATAAAGATAATCTCGCTTACCCTTCCAATCATCACTGCTTAAATCACTAATAGCAAATTGCCATTCTGGATATTTATTGGCAAGTTTGGCTAACTTAGCATCGCTGTTTTTCGCACCGATTTTTATATTTGATAAATCTTCTGCTAATGGCATTATTTCTTTTAGCTTGGCTTGCAGAGCTGACATATTTTGTCGAATTGATGCCGCAGGCATAGAAAGCCATGAGGATAATTCCTCATTGTATAAGGGATACTTCTCGGATAATTTTATTACGTTTTTTTCAAAGTTATGATGTAATTTATCATCAAATCTTTTCCTTGCCCGGCTCATATAGGCATTAAAAGTATTAGCCGAAATCCTTTTTTCTAAGCTTTTCCCGCGAAACTTTCTTTTATCATTAAATAATGCATTCTTATATTTTATAGCAGCGGCTTTAATTTTCTTTGTTTTTTCGCCTTGTGGACGATCTGAGGCGTCGATTGCCTCAACCTCGTTCACAAGCGAATTGATTAGCTCACCAATCTTCACCTTACGCATGGCCTACCTCCTGTTCTCGCCCTTAATCATCATAACACAAACTGAGAAACATCACACAATCAAAGCGCAATCCCACGCCACGATTATCATAACACAATTACAGAAACATAACATAACACCATTACGATTCATACGCAAATCAATGTGCGACTGTGTTACGATAATCAGCACACAATAGCCCATTATACGCGCGTATAATGGGCTATTGTGTGCTGATTATCGTAACACAGTCGCACATTGATTTGCGTATGAATCGTAATGGTGTTATGTTATGTTTCTGTAATTGTGTTATGATAATCGTGGCGTGGGATTGCGCTTTGATTGTGTGATGTTTCTCAGTTTGTGTTATGATGATTAAGGGCGAGAACAGGAGGTAGGCCATGCGTAAGGTGAAGATTGGTGAGCTAATCAATTCGCTTGTGAACGAGGTTGAGGCAATCGACGCCTCAGATCGTCCACAAGGCGAAAAAACAAAGAAAATTAAAGCCGCTGCTATAAAATATAAGAATGCATTATTTAATGATAAAAGAAAGTTTCGCGGGAAAAGCTTAGAAAAAAGGATTTCGGCTAATACTTTTAATGCCTATATGAGCCGGGCAAGGAAAAGATTTGATGATAAATTACATCATAACTTTGAAAAAAACGTAATAAAATTATCCGAGAAGTATCCCTTATACAATGAGGAATTATCCTCATGGCTTTCTATGCCTGCGGCATCAATTCGACAAAATATGTCAGCTCTGCAAGCCAAGCTAAAAGAAATAATGCCATTAGCAGAAGATTTATCAAATATAAAAATCGGTGCGAAAAACAGCGATGCTAAGTTAGCCAAACTTGCCAATAAATATCCAGAATGGCAATTTGCTATTAGTGATTTAAGCAGTGATGATTGGAAGGGTAAGCGAGATTATCTTTATAAACTCTTCCAGCAAGGCTCTTCGCTTCTGGAAGATTTAAACAATCTGAAAGTAAACCATGAGGTCCTCTATCACTTGCAGCTTAGCTCTGCAGAGCGAACCTCCATCCAGCAGCGCTGGGCCAACATACTCAGCGAGAAAAAGCGCAACGTGGTTGTGATTGACTATCCGCGCTATATGCAGGCTATCTACGATATAATCAATAAACCTATATCTTCTTTTGATTTAACCACCCGTCGTGGTATGGCCCCTCTAGCGTTCGCGCTTGCGGCGCTATCTGGTCGACGAATGATTGAAATCATGCTTCAGGGTGAATTTTCCGTCGCAGGTAAATATACAGTAACATTCTTAGGGCAAGCTAAAAAACGCTCAGAAGATAAAGGTGTATCAAGAAAAATATATACTCTTTGCGACGCTGATTTATTTGTCAGTCTGGTTAACCAACTTCGTTCCTGCCCTGCTGCTGCGGATTTTGATGAAGTGGTTAAAGGGTACGGGGAAAATGATACTCGCTCTGAAAATGGTCGTATTAACGCTATTCTAGCGACAGCGTTTAATCCGTGGGTAAAAACTTTCTTAGGCGATGACCGCCGCGTTTATAAAGATAGCCGCGCTATTTACGCCCGCATTGCCTATGAAATGTTTTTCCGCGTTGATCCACGGTGGAAGAATGTCGATGAGGACGTTTTCTTTATGGAGATCCTCGGTCATGACGATGAAAACACCCAGCTGCACTATAAGCAGTTTAAATTGGCAAACTTCTCCAGAACCTGGCGCCCACATGTTGGCGAGGAAAATACCCGGCTGGCAGCGCTACAAAAGCTGGATAGCATGATGCCAGATTTCGCCAGGGGCGACGCAGGGGTTCGTATTCATGAGACCGTGAAGCAGCTGGTGGAGCAGGACCCATCAATAAAAATTACCAACAGCACCCTGCGACCGTTTAATTTCAGTACCAGGCTGATACCTCGCTATCTGGAATTTGCTGCGGATGCCTTGGGTCAGTTCGTCGGAGAAAATGGCCAATGGCAGCTGAAGGATGAGGCTCCAGCGATAATCCTGCCTGATGAGGAAGTTCTTGAACCAATGGGTGACGCCGATCTCGATGACGAAACCCAAGACGATGAAACGCTGGACGACGATGAGATCGAGGTAGATGAAAGTGAAGCCGTAGAGCCGGAGGAACCGGAGGAACCGGAAGACGACGAAGAGGCTGAGAAGGCAGAGAAGCATCCTGCGAAGCCAAACTTTAAAGCGCCGAGGGATAATGGTGATGGCACCTTCAAGGTGGAGTTTGAGTTCGATGGCCGTCATTATGCATGGTCCGGTGCCGCCGGCAATCGGATAGAGGCAATGCAATTCGCCTGGCATGCCTACTTCGAATAACAAAAAGGCCACAGGTTATCGCCTGTGGCCTTTTTAGCTTCCTGCTCTATAAAATCAGGAGGAGATAGCCGGGGGCGTTAATTTCGTGGATAGCGTCTCCAGCTTACTGATGGCCAGCTCAAAATGCGCTGGCAGCACCTTCTCCATTTCCGTATTGATATCAGTGATAGGCAATTCTTCACACGACATACTCTGGCGCCCGCCACGAACTACCTCGCGCAGCAGCTCCCGTTCGTAAACTCGCATATTACCTAGGGCAGTTTCTGCCGCCGTTAATATTCGGCGTAATTCGGCAATGATAGCCGGCAGATCGTCGACCGTAATTGGGTTAGGTGATGGATTCCTGCAGGCACGTCGCAGCGCCAGCCAAACACCACTGATCCACGCGTTTCGATACTGAAAACTTTGGGCTATATCGTTTATCAGGCCGCGTAATTCTTCCTTTTGCCGCCAGTCCAATGGTTCGCCGGCGCTTTTTGGGGTGGTTTCGACGTAGCTGTATTCACCGTTTTTCCGGATGGCTGGCAGGACTTCGTTGGTGACCCACTTGCGGAACCGCCAGGCCGTCGTTCCCTGCTTCACCGCATCGCGGCAGCGGAGGATCAGAGTGTATAAACCGGACTCGTTAACAATACCTACAGACTGCACCCCACCAGGGGTGGGTAATGAGTACCCACCCTTTTCATCATCATCCAATTTACGCACTGCAGCACGGTTATCAGCGATATCGAGCGCTTTGCAGACATCAGCAGCAACAAACCAGGGTTCACCATTAACCAGAACCACCCGCACGGGGTGGTTTTCCTGAAACGAGAAAACAGAGAGTGCGTTCATTCGGCCTCCCTGGTGGTCAGCTCCGCGGACAGAGAGGAGGAGCAGTTACGGGCTTCTTGTACCAGCTCACGGGCTAACTGGAGCAATTCCGCTGCCTCCTGCATATACAGCGAGGCCTCATAGCTGGAGATCGTCCGGTGAGCAGAGGAAACCAGCGCTTCTATCTGCGCCAGGCGCTCCTCAATCGACTCAAGCAGGCCCTGGGTGTTTAGCTGCACCTGATTCATGCGGCCACCCCGCTAACCCGGATACGGGCTGACAGAACGAGAACAAAACGGCTGGCGAACTGACGACGGGCTTCACGCTCGGATGAGGCGATGGTGGACAGATGATGAATATGGGATTTTTTATCGGTACGGCAGATCGCCGCGAACTTGAACTTGAACATGGTGCGCACTCCAGTTTGGTTATGGGTGCTACCACCAGAGTTGCGAATCTCTTGAGTGGTGGTAGCCCAGACGGGGTTCGCAATACCGGCCCAAACGAAACCGGCCAGCCAAAAGGCTGCCCCGCCTGAGCCACCATAATTCGGGTATGCGCAGGCATATGCACAAAAAAACACGCAGGCGCGTGTTGTGCGTCGTTTGGGATATTCAGGATTGCGAGGCCCGGCTACAGATTTTGCTGCAGCGGGCTAACTTTACCGCCAAAGCGCAACGCACGTCAATAAATTACATAGAGATTTTACCCCGTGACCAGTCACGGCGACAGGGGTTTTTACAGCTAACTTAACCAACTGATCACAACCTGATCAGTCGGTTTTAGGAAGGGATGGCAAAACACGGCGATGACCCATCTTTATGTAATTATATTTTAACATAATTTAAGATTATGGCTAACTTGACTTGCCGGATGGTTAGGGCTACCTTTGAGTGGCTGTATATTTATACAGCTAATTTAAAACTCACAAGGAGATTAACATGCCTGAAGAAACATTGACTGTCGTAGGTGGTGGTAATAACAGCTGTAATGTTAGCTGGGGTGGTGGCAATGGTAACAACGGTGGTGCTGGCTATTCTGGTAAATACGGTGGTACTAGCTATGAAGGTGCAACTAGTATGTTGAAGTTGAATGACCGTGTTTTAATTCAGCTTTATCTTTGCAATCCGCTTAACCCAGATTATATTGGAGCACCTTGGGGCAGTGATAAAGATGCAGAATCAATTATCAGAGCTAACAGAGATAAAGCAGGAAAGTTCAAGGCTAATATTCAGAACTGGAAAACAAGCGGTACAGGTTCTTTAGGTAGCCCTGTAGTTGGGAAATCTTATAGCTCAGGTGATGTAGATACTTATTCGGTTAGCTTCGGAAAAGAAAAATACAATGTCCTGTATAACCGTAAAAAAGACTCTTTTACTACAGCTTATGTCGATGGCGGCGCAAATAAACCTGAGCATAGCATGAAGGATCAGGCTATTGCCGTTGTTAAACTTTACCTTCTCAACGAAAGTCAGGCATCGGTAATCGATACTACATCGGGAATTATTACTGACTCTGGTAAAACTCTTAGCGGGAAATTAGGTGATAAATACAACACTCTGGCGAAAGAAGCTGCTGACAATATAAAAAACTTCCAGGGTAAGAAACTCCGCAGTTTTAATGATGCTATGGCATCTATTAATGAACTAGCTAACAATCCAAAGATGAAGTTAAGTCAGGCGGATAAAACAGTCGTTTCTAATGCCCTCAAACAAATGGATTTGTCAGCACTAGCTGACCGATTCAAAGGGTTAGAGAAAGCCTTTACTTGGGGTGATCGACTTCTTAAAGCCGAGAAAATCAGAGAAGGTGTTGTTACTGGTATTACCACAGGGGACTGGCAAAAGCTGGCGTTTGAGGTTGAAGCTATGTACCTCAGTGGTGTTGCTGGCGCCGTAGCGTTAGGGATTACTACTGCCATGATTAGCACAGTCGCAGTCGCTTTGTCACTTCCAGCTGTAGCTGTCTCTGCGCTTACTGTTGTGTCCGTCATTGGCATCTCTATTCTCACATCTTATATCGATGCTGATAAGGCCAAAGCACTGAATAATGCAGTGCTTGGCTTATTTAAATAATACTTATGTTTAGTGTAAAGCGGAGATTATCTCCGCTTTTGAAAGTAAGGTAACCCTTTTAAAAGATATAAATAAAGGAAAAATAACCATATAAAAAAATAATTTGTCAAAAATAAAAGAATGTAATAAACCATTAAGAAATATTCATTGCCAGAGATAATTCTTTTAATACGGTACATACTATCAGACATATTTTCCACACCAACATATGTTAAATAGTATGCTCCTGCCGTTAAAAGGAGTACACCAGGCAGAAGTTTAAGCCATCGCTTCAAATCGAGTTTGATGGTTTTTATATCAAACTTGTTCCAGCAAATTATATACATTAATATGACGAAAAATGGTGCGGTTTTAGTATATGCAGAAGCTATAGTGCTCACGGCTAAATATTGTTCTGAAAAATCCCTTTGATATCCATTTGCAATATCAAAAAGGTATGAAATGATGTGTGAATTTTCATTGCTGTAATAAATAAAAAATATTGTTATTATTGGGATTATCCCTAATAGTAATGAAATTAATGAATATTTGAACAGCCCCTTCCCTTCCATATTATATCCCACCATTATCATGTTAATGATACGTAATCATAACCGACAAATAGAAAATGATAAAGGTTCTCAATACCGGCGCCCATCCCCTAAGGTAAATCATGATTTTTTATCCCTCAAATGAGGCCGCAATATAGCAAAATCACTCTCACTTACATGCTGAACGTAGATACGTAGCAAATCACCGTTCCACCCCTGTAATCCACCTTTAGAGAGGTCATCTCTAACCTCGTCGAGTACCTTATCCAGCAATCCCGCAGCACAGGAAATTGCCTGCGCCGGATCAGCAAATTCATACTGATTTGCCGGGCTGGTTTTCACCCCAAAAACAGGAATCATCTTTTCAGCTAAACGCCTATCCTGTTCTTTCTTAATCTCAAGTTGTAAGCGGACCAGCTCACCGTCCATCATTTTTTGTAAGTCATGTACCATTATCACCCCCACTGGCCATCGGCAAATAACGCCTCGTACTCAGAAACCGGCAACCGCTGCCCCCTGATAGAAAAATTCAACCAATTGCGCGGCTCAGGGTTGCTTTTATCTTCTTCTTTCCAGCGCTCTTCTGCTTCGCGCGCCAAACATTCAACCGCTTTCAGGTAGTCCTCTGTTCGATACCAACCATAATTAATTTGGCCATCAGTAACCGCCCAGGCTACCTTTTTCTCTTCTTCCTCTATGGCCTTGATTCTGGCCTCGCACTCATCACGGCAGAACTGAAGCTGGTCATAATCCAGCGTTTTCAAAAATTCAGTAGTCGACATCTTTCCTCCCTCCGGTCATCAGTATTTCCCGATATACCCGCTGCCACATACGGTAGCGGTGAGCGAAAGCCTCTCCCTTAAACAGGGCGCGGCGTACCAACCTGCTTTCCCGGAAAGCGCGCCAGGTTCGATAGGCAACCCACTGCTGCAGTAGACACAGGGCGACGATGAGTAACAGCACCAAGTTAGCCATAGAACGCCTCCTGCGCGTCGTAGCCGCCCGTAACCGTGCCGGTGATGTATTCACGCAGCCGGCGCAGTTCGTTGCTGGAGAGGCGGTCCATGAACTCTGTGAGGTACAGGGACGCGAAGGTCATCGCTATGCTGGCTGGCGACCAGGAGGTCATAGTGGCCAGCTCATCATCAGACAGCGCGGTCATCGCCCAGGCCTCCGGCACCGGCACCGGCAGCTCGGCCAGCGCCTCAGTTATTACTGAATGAGGGGCGTCCAAATCCTGCTCGTTTGTGGATCGCGTTTTATGATCCATATATATATTGAGATCTAAACCGTGATCCACTTCGGTGGTGGCTTTCTCGGCTTTACGCAACTGCAGAGACAGGCCGTCGTCTTTACGGTTCTCCAGAATTTCCATCATGAACGCCGCCGACTGCTGATCCACAAAGCGTATGGTCGGGCGCTTGTCTCCGTCCCTGGCGCGGCGCTTGTCGGTTTTCAGGCCGAGCGACTCGCAGATGGTTTTAAACAGTGCCTCGGGGACCTTCGGCTTGCCTTTGGGCGTCATAAAGCCACCAATGCGCAGGACGTTGTTTAACAGGTCTCTCCGTTCGGCGGTCATGAGTTTATCCCTGGCGTATGCCAGGCGCGCCTGGGTGGCTTCTCCGGTCATGGTTTCCGGGTCGATGCCGCAGTCAATGAAGTACTGGCGTAGCACCGTAGATTTGAGGCCGTAGAAGCCGCGCATACCGACCTCGACCGCGGGTGTCGATTTGACTTTGTACTCGGTGATGCCAGGGTGTTTCGCCTGGAATGCTTCATCAGCCTGCTCGCGGGTCATCGCGGTGGCGGTAAAGTATTGCCATTGGCCCGCCTGCCTGAAAGCGTAGGTGAAGTTGATCGCGGATTCCTCGCGGTCGAAACGCCGCGCGGTGATCTCATCGAGCAGCATGGTTTCATAACGGCGAACCTTATCGCGGGCGCCGTCGAAGTAGAATTTCAGGTTGTCCTCGTTGACCGGCAGTTTCAGCTCATGCTCGATATCCCAGCGGACCAGCTTCGCCTGCTCTTCCAGGGTCAGGGCGCGTTTCTTCAGAATGGCTTCCCGTTCAGATTCGTTCGGCGTTTCGATATTCAGGTGGAGATCCAGCGTTTGTTCCCAGACAATTTCGCGGGCTTCCTTGCGCAGCTCCTTGCCGACGCAGTTCGCCAGCTCGTCGGATGCCAGGGGGGCAACCTTGTAGCCGTCGCTGTGCATTATGCAGATCATATTGCTGGCGTAGTCATTACGCGCGGAGGCCTCAATCGCTGCTGCCTTGATTTTCATCCGGGTAAAATCGGTGTTGGCCACACCCATAGAAATGCGGTCGCCGTCGAAAACAACGTCGGTTAGTTCGCCGTTCATGCCGGCAGTGGCCAGCAATGCCTGGACAAACGCACGCTCAATTTTTTGCGGATCGGTTTCGCGTCGTGCGCGAACCTTGTCAAAACCGATGATGAACTCTTTGGCTGTGCGGTCGCGGCGCAGCATCTGGATCGCATCGCTGGGGACCACTTCGCCGCAGAACATGCCGAAATGGCGGTCGAAATGCTTTTGCTCGATGGAGACGCCGGAGGATATCGACGGGCTGTAAATCAGGCCGTCGTACTTCTTCACCATCTTCTTCGGTTTATTGGTGAATTCTTCAACCTCGGGTTCCGGCTTGCTCTTCTGGTTTACGCAGAGGAATTTTTTCTCCGGGTAGCGCTGGCGCAGCGTGGCGGTAACGTCTTCGGCAAACGTTGAGCTATCGGTCGCCAGCATGATTTTTTCACCGAGTTCCACCGCTTTAATCACCTCGGTCATGATGCGATCTTTCTCGGTGTAGAATACGCGGATAGGTTCGCCCGTTTCGCGGTTGCGAACGTCGACCGGCAGCTCGATGACGTGAATCTGTAACCATGCCGGCAGGCCCATTTCTTCGCGGCGCTTCATCGCCAGTTCTGCCAGGTCGACCAGCAGATCGTTAGCATCTGCGTCTACCATGATGGGGTGCAATTCAGTTCTGGCCAGCGCGTCGATCAGCGTATTGAAAACGGCGACCGGGTTCTCCATTGCGCGGCCAGAAAGGATGGCGCGAAGTCCCTGCGTTGCCTCATCAAAGCCGAAATAGTCATGCTGGCGCATCAGCGGCTGCCAGCAGCCTTTGACGATGGAGTTGATGCAAATGGTCAGCTTATTGGCGTATGGCGCCATTTCCTGATAGCCGGGGTCCTGGTAATGCAGAATATCGGCCTTGGTCCCTTTCTGCTCTGTCATCATTTCCCACAGGCCACCGATGAGGCTTACGCGGTGCGCAACGGAAACGCCGCGATCAGCGTTATGCATCAGTGGGCGCAGCAGGCCTGTCGACTTACCTGATCCCATACCGGCGCGAACAATAACGATGCCCTGCAGCTGCTGCACGTATTGCAGAATTTCATCCGTCATCACGGATGTTTCAAAGCGTTTATACGTGATGTGCTGGGGACGCTTGTTCGGGTCGGTGATCCGCTCGCTAAAGGAACGGGGTGCCTGGGCAGTACGGCATTTGCGGTTCAGGCGGCGTGCGATGTGGTCTTTAACCGTGGCGCGATAGACGCTTTCCAGTCCCATATCACGCAGCACGATGCAGAACATGTTAAACAGATCCGCCGGGCTATTCGGTACCGGGCAGGTCAGCATGCCAATATCCACCGCGTTTAGCAGTTCTTTAGCAAACGTCCTGCGGTTGTCACGTTTAGCCGTTTTCAGCTTGTTTAGCGTTAGGGACAGCAAATCAGTGCTGTTACTCAGGCGGTTCCCTTTGGCGAATAGCTGGCGACAGGTCTCGCGGAGTCCACGTAATCTATGCAGGTCGTTGAAGTCGCTGCACTCCAGCTGGGGATCGTCTTCAAAGGTGGGATAAACGCATTTGATGCCGCTAAATTTTGCGAGAATGTCGAAGCCGGTACGTAAGCCGGTGTTGCCTTTACCTTCAGCCGATGATTTGCGGTCGTTATCCAGGGCGCAGGTAATTTTTGCTGCCGGGTACATGTTCACCAGCTGCTCAACAACATGGATCATGTTGTTTGCGGCCACAGCGACCACGACAGCATCAAAGCTTTTTTTCGGGTCCTTACGGGTAGCCAGCCATACGGACGCGCCGGTGGCGAAACCTTCCACCACTGCAATATTTTGCGCGCCGTTCAGGTTGCCGATAACAAAGCACGCCCCGACGAAATCACCGCTGGTGATCGCGCTGGTCTGGAATTTACCGCCGCGCTGGTCGATACGCTGCCAGCCGACAATTCGTCCGTCTTTGCGTCCGTCCAGGTGGGCCAGCGGAATCGCCATGTATGTAGTCGGTCCACGGCTCCATTTTGCGTTGTCGTGACTGGTCACGCGACGAATATCGCAAGCGCTGAATACGTCACGAATGCCTTTTTTCACTGCGTAAGGCCACGACCCGTCCTCAGCTGGCGCATGTTCCCATGCACTGTGGAACGCCAACCATCCGAGCAACCGCTCTTGCTCTAACTGATTGTTTTTAAGTTCATTTATCCGTTGCTGTTCGGCGCGGCGCTTGCGGGCTTCTGCCTGGCGTTCAATACGCGCCAGTTCTTCAGCAGGTTGTGCGACCACGGTCGCATGGTTTCTTTGTTGTTCACGGCGGTATTCGGCGAACAGGAAGGAGAAGCCGCTCCAGGAACCTTCGTCATGCCCTTTCTGGACAAAGTTGACGAATGGGTAGCTGATGCCGCTTTTGTGTTGTTCCTTGCGGGAGTAGATTTCCACACGCCCTTTGAGGCTCTTTTCCAGAGCCTCGGGGGCGCCACCGTTATATTTTGAATAACGTTCTTCCCCGCCGCGCGGGTTCAACTGAATGTTATCAGCGCATGCTGTCCAGTTAATGCCAGCCATTGTGGCCAGCTCTGACAGCTCATCCCGCGCTGCTTCAAGCAATGAATACGGATCGCTACCGAAGCGAGCCGCATAGAATTCTTGTAAGGTCATTTTTAGCCTTTCCATGCGAATTTATGTTTTTTCGGGTTGAAAAAATCCGCAGGAGCAGCCACAATAAACGCACAAATCTTCGTAGGGACTGTGCTGCGTTTGTCGTGGGGCTGCTCCTGAAAAAAGGCCCGAGTTTGCCGACTCGGGTTTTTTTTCGTCTTTTTTCGGCTGCTGCAGTCCGATTCAACCGCGATACATTATAGCTCGCATTAAACCAGATTTATAGGCAGCAATAAACCCTGTTACTCTGTCATCTACCCTCTATCATGAACGATTTGATCGTACCGACTATTTGGTGCACAAATTGAAGATCACTTTTCTCATGGATAACTCGTTGAGAGTTAGCGCCATCTAAGTAGTAGCGCTCATCGTCGAAGCGCGCTAACCGCTGTATCGAGATTTTCCCGTCTTTATCACAAACTAACACATCCTCACCCGGAACTGGCGTGAGAGCTGAGTCAACCAGGACGACGTCACCCGGCTGATAGTTGTGCTGAACCTGGTTCCCGACAGTGAGCGCATAAACGGTTTCCCGTTGGCTAACAAATGGCAGGAATCGTTCTGTGTTGGCAGGTTCTCCTGGCTGCCAGTCGCTATCCGGACCACTCTCTGTTGTGCCAATAACAGGAACGCGGTCAGGATCAGATTCAGTACCAAAAAGTATCCATTGCACAGGTTTGCGCAGGCATTTCGCCAGGGCAAGCCCGATCTCCAGCGACGGCATTACGTCGCCACGTTCTAAGTTTTGGACGCCAGGAAGAGAGATACCGACACTTTGCGCGACTTGCTTCAGTGTCATCTTCAATTCTAAACGGCGTGCTTTCAGTCGTTCGCCTCGTGTTTTCATACGATCAATCATAAACGATCTCTTTATAGCTGGCTATAAAATTTATGAATTATACCTAGCTTTAATTTATGGTTATGGCATATAATAATTTTATGAAGCCAGAAGAACTTATCCGCCACTTTGGCGACGTCGAAAAAGCAGCTGCAGGCGTAGGTGTAACACCTGGCGCGGTCTATCAATGGCTTGCGGCTGGGGAGATTCCACCGTTACGCCAGAGCGATATTGAGGTCCGCACGGCATACAAACTGAAGAGCGACTTCACCGTTAAGCGGGTAAGCAAGGATGGTAGTGATGGAACTTGAACGAATCCGCGCTTGTGTGGCCACGGCCCTTTCAGATCTGCATTACCTCCAGCGAGGAATTTTAGAAGTTCAGCTTGAGCAGTTACGTCTTGCCAACTCCGGCAGGTTTACTGATAAGCCAACCCGGGTCATTCAAATGGGCGAGAATAATAAATACGAGATCTCGGTCGCGGCTGAGCAGGTTCGTTACCATGTTGGGAAAACGTTTAAGCAATCCTCAATGCTGCTGACTGAACTTGATTTTCAGACGGCTAGTTGGCGCAGAGCTATTGAGCAGTTAAATCGTGAGGAAATTGCCTGGTTGCATTATTGCTATGGCTGTAAGCCCAATTTTGAAAATGATGAAGTTATATGCCAGTGGCTATGGCTGGATTTTCTTGTCGCTCATTCAAAGCCTGATTTCAAAAAAATGAAAGAGGCGACAAAGAAAAAGATGCGCAATTTAACTTATTACGCCATCCAGCAGGTTAAGGCTTCAATATTACGCGGAGAGGATGTGGACCCGCTGCGTGAGGATGAGCATATAAGTCTTTTGCTTAATATCACCGTCGATAGCTGGCGTAAGGATTATAAAAAACGCTGGCTATTAATGAAATCACGATGCCTGCATCTGAATAGCATCGCGTTATTTAACGCAGCGGAGAAGCGCAGTGAAATCATCAACCGCCATTGTACAGGAAGTGCCAACGTGCCTGTGCCAGCAGATTATGCACAGGAAGCCCGGTAAACCCGAAATGAGGTATGCCGCAAACCGTAAAGAGTACATTATCTGGTGCCCTACCTGCGATTACCGGACTCATCCTGATACGAACCGGCAATCGGTTATCACTGAGTGGTACCTGTCAAATCAGCCTGGTAATAAACACATCGAAGATATGTGGCTGAAACGTTATCTGGAAATAAAAGAGGGTGCGACCGCGGTCGCATAGGGTAATGATGCGAACTCCATTTAAACAAGGCCCCATGTCATACGATGATGCGGTGCGAATTTCTAACGTTTATCGAAATAAAGGTCGAGAGACTTTAATCACGCGTTCGGATGATTTAGACGGGACGTATTACGTTTTTGTTTATCTCCCTGAGTCCAGAAAAGTCCCAACGCCATCCAGAACTTTTCAACAAAAAATATGGGAATAAAATGCTTACCTACCATCAATCAATTTTTAAAATGATTATGGCAAATTGGCTGAACAGCGATCATGTCATCATCGATACTGAGACCACCGGGCTTATGGCTTCTGATGAAATTATCGAGATCACGATAATTAATATGCGTGGTGAGATTCTGTTAAACACCCTGGTGAAGCCGAGCCGCCCTATTCCGCCAGAAGTTACCAAAATTAATAACATCACCAACGAAATGGTCGCTGATGCGCCAGCATGGCGCGAGGTTTTCCCGGCTGCGCTGAAAATTATTCGTAAGCATAAATGGCTGGCATGGAACTCCAGTTTTGATGCCCGCCTGATGGTGCAGACCTGCCTGCAGAGCGGATTTTTTGATGACCTAAAGCCTCACCTCATCACCTCCATCATCATGGCCATTGAGACGCGCCACATTGACGCCAAAGCGGTTTATGACCAGTGGTATGGGGAGTTCGACGAGAAGCGCAAAAACTTCAAAAGGCAGAGCCTGGCTACAGCAGCTGCGCGCCACGGCATTTCAACCGCTGGCGCCCATCGCGCGCTTGCTGATTGCCTGATTATCCTCGGCGTGCTGAAACAGGTTTGCCAGCCGGAGGTCGCATGAACGCCGAACTATTCAACTACAGCTTGAAAACGCTACAGGTGCTGAACGTTGTCGCAGATTTGGTTTTATCAGTGGCGCTGTTTGGCTTTGGGTACGGTCTTCTTAACTTGCTTGAGTGGTGGCTTGCATGACAGATATCGCCCGGCTGATTAACAGCATTAAGCGCCGCACGTCCTCAGCAAGAGAGCTTGGCTACGATGTCCTGTTCGTGGCACTCGATGATTTGGATGTCCTGGCTGATTCGCTGGAGACGGCGCTGCGCGCAAATGCCGCCCAGGCCGCTCACATCGAGCAGCTGCAGGACAAGTTTAACAAACTTGCAGCGGAGAATGTGGCGCTGAAAAGAGTTCCGGAAACAGACAGCGTGGCAATGTTGCTTGCTCTGGATTCGTTCCGCAGCGAGCCATTGCCGGATGTCGGTTTGCAAAAGGCGTTTGAAAGCTTGATGTATCACCGGATGACTCCCGCCACCGACGCCTACCTGGCCGGGATTAAGGCTGATGGGGTGGAGGAGTGGGTTTCCAGCAGAGGTGGCCGCTGGAATGGCACGACAGAAGAGGCGCTTAATTTCGCCAAGCAGCTGCGCGAAGGAGGGAAAGTATGAGACTGCAAATGCGCACTCCCGATGGTTCTGTGATTGTCGAGAGCAACCTGGTATCTCAGTTTTACCCCGATTACGAAAGCGGTGGTGAGCTAACAACAATCGAAACTGTTTCTTCTGACGGTGAAGCCTCCTTTGTGAAAGTTAAGCACTCGTTTCATCAAGTAACCCATGCTCTGGCTACTGCATGGAGCGTAGATGAAAAAGAAGCGATGCACACTCAACGGGAGGAATGCCGTGGCTAAAACCCCTGCAGAACGGCAACGGCAGCGCCGTGAACGTTTAAAGCAGTCCGGCACAACCAGACGCGATTGGGTACTTGAGCCGGAGGAACTGCGCATGCTGGGCGAGATTTGCATCCAGCGTCGCCCAGGTAGAACGCCGTATTCAGAAAATGAAGTAATCGGCCTGTTAATCAGAAAGAACTACAAAGAGCTTCAGAAGAGCCTGGCGAACATATGCCAGCGATGTGGCCAGGCGCTGCCGGTGTCTGAATGCATCTTCGACGGCGAAAATTCATGCTTACTGACGACTGTCAGACTAAAGCTGGCCATTAAGGCGTGACTGGTCACGGAGGCTTAAAAATGGATAAATCGGCATTGCTTTTGGAGAAACTCCGGCAACGAACGCAAAGTAGCCTGGCCAGCGGTGGCGACGGCTTTGTCTTTGCATCGATGCTGGTCTTTGACGTGGGCTTGAATGCCCGGACTATTCGGCAAATGTTGGACGTTGCAGTAAGGAACGGGACGCTTGAAAAAAGGGAAAGAGGCATAGGCCGTGCGCATAAGTATCGGACAAATCTGCAAATTTGATGAGCACCTTGACAGGAAATGACGTTTTAGCATTTGCCAAAACGCCTGTGTTTTTATACAGTATATTAATATTTTGTAAGACGAATAACGGGTAGGCTATGTGATGGAAGATACGGTCCTCTCAAATTGTGAAAGGCTGGACGCTGAGCTGAGTGATATCGATGCCGTATTAGATATGGTATCGGTGGCGATGGCATCCCCGGAGGCCAGTTTGCATGTGGCTCAAACAATGCGCCTCATTTGTATGTCACGTCGGATGTTGCAGCGGTGCCGGGATCTCAACAAGGTTGAAGGAAGAAGCCACTAGCCAGCCGAATTGAAAAAGGTGAGGTCTCCCTCACCTTTTTACGTTCAGTATACGGCCTGGATGTTAATTTCAGCGCCGCACGCTTGCGCGTATTTGCTCAGTGTCTTCATGCTGGCCCCCAACGGGTTCCCCTCGAGGCGGCTAATAGCAGATGGCGTGATCCCCATCCGCTCCGCCAGGGCAGATTTGCTTAACCCAGCCTTTTCACGCATCTCGTACAGCATTTCGACCAGTGCCAGCTCTTTATCTGCTTCCTGGTAACCCCGGATTGCCTCCGGGGTATTGAGCAGACTTTCTTTGACCTGGTTAAATGGGATGCCTTTTACTTTCATTAGCTCATCTCCTTCAGGCGCTTTCTCGCTATCTCTATGGCCCCTGCCGGGGTTTTTTGTGTCTTCTTAACAAACGCATGCAGTAGGTAGATTTCGTGGCCGACTGCGTAAGCGTATAACGTTCTTGCTATGTTTTTGTCTCCAACCCTTAACTCAAAAAGCCCGGCGCCAATTACGCGGCTATGAGGCATTTTTAGTTTTCCTTCACTTTCCAGTCTTTCAATCAGTCGGGTCATGCGACCTCGTAACTCGTCCGGTAGTTCCTGTAACTCTTCCAGCGCTGCCGGGTGGGTTATCACGTTAAACATAGTATATCCTCCCTATGTGTTTAAATATACCAATAAATTAATTTTCACACAATAGAGAAATTTCACTAAAAAGTGAAAAATAAGACTAGATGTCTCATGTTGCCAGAGTTACAGTTCGTGTCGTTGAGACGGGAAACAAACCCGGTAACTAGATGAATTTGGAGGATATTGTGAACTATCAAGGCAACGAAAAAATGAGACAGGACGCGGCTGAGATTTCTAACGAGCTGTATGAACTCTGGCAAAAAGTGAAGCGTTTCCAGCGTGAGTACAGCTTCAACAGCGAGAACATTACAGACAGACTGGCGGGCCGACTGATTGGAACAATGGAACCCAAACTGGCCGACCTTAACAGCTTTATGGCCGATGTCGATTACCAGTTTGAAGATTAAAGGGGGAAATGATGAACGTGAAACAGATCCGCGAGAATATGACCGAAGCGGCCTTGAGCGTTGAGAGTGTAATGCGGGGACACCCCCGCATCACCCTGCAGGAATTAAGCACCGCCTGCAGCATTAGCCTGCCAGCGGTGGAGTTTATTATCGAGCAGATGCTTTGTATGAGGGTGGCGCAGCGAGGCGCTTTTGGGCGGTACTCCCTTACCCCGGAATACCAAAATGGTAGCTTTTAAAAACTGTGCGACCACGGTCGCACAGAAAGAAAAGGATAACTTTTGAAAAACTGTGCGACCGCGGTCGCATAGAAATAAAATGAAAAAGGTTGGCAAATAAGGCTTTTTCAGGTATCGTTTTTGTATGTTGGGAATTTTATAGCCAACGCCCTCACAACCGCCGCCAAGGCGGTTTTTTTATGCCTTGGAAATGGGCGCTACAGCATGTGTCACCATGCTGTAGCTTTTAACCCATGCCGCCTGACAGGGTCAAAACAAGGCCCATTGCTGATTGCGCAACAGCAAAAAGAGCCTACCAAAAAAGGCCACTAAAGACCATGAAAAACACTGTGAAAATAAACAGTGCTGAACTTGTGCATGCAGATTCACTTGAGTACATCAAAACCCTGCCGGACAACAGCTTAGACGCCATCATCACCGACCCACCGTATTACCGCGTAAAGGCAAATGCCTGGGATAACCAATGGCCCAGCGTAACGGATTATTTGGCCTGGCTGGATGAGTTTTTCGCCGAGTTCTGGCGAGTGCTTAAGCCAGCAGGGTCGTTATATGTGTTCTGCGGGCCGAAATTATCATCGGACACTGAGCTGTTGTTACGTGACCGTTTCAACGTACTGAACCATATCGTTTGGGCCAAACCCAGCGGGCGCTGGAATGGCGCGCGTAAAGAAGGTTTCCGATCTTATTTTCCGGCCAGTGAGCATATTTTCTTCGCAGAGCATTACGGCGCGGAAGGCTTTGCTAAAGGCCAGGCTGGGTATGCGACAAAGTGCCAGGAGTTGAAAGGCCAGGTCTTCGAACCGCTTATCGCTTATTTCCGGGATGCTCGCCAGCGACTTGGTATTTCCGCTGCCGAAATCAACGCGGCAACCGGCACGAAAATGTGTAGCCACTGGTTTAGCGCCAGCCAATGGCAATTGCCCAATGAACGGCAGTACCTGGCGCTGCAGGCGCTGTTTAACCGTAAGGCCGCAGAGCAGGGAATAACGGGATTGTCAGAGCCGCATGCGGCGCTGCAGGAGGAATACGGCACTTTAACGGCGCTATATTCCGAACTGGTTATGCAGTATTCCGAACTGCGACAGCAGTATGAGAATTTGCGGCGCCCTTTCCATGTGACAAAAGATGTTCCACACACCAACGTGTGGACGTATCCACCGGTTCCGTACTATCCGGGCAAACACCCATGCGAAAAACCGCTGCAGATGATGCTCGACATCATTTCGGCTTGTACGCGCCCTGGCGATGTGATCGCCGACTTTTTTATGGGGTCGGGTGCAACGATAAAAGCCGCGCTGCAGTTAGGACGCGGAGCCATCGGTGTAGAGCTGGAAGAGGAGCGATTTTTACAGACGGTCTCCGAGATAGAAAAACAATAATCAACAGCCTCGCCTAAGTGCGGGGCTTTTTATTACCCGCCACGCGGGTGGCGGAGTCATGAACACAGCTATCGAATATGGAAATCCTGATCTCTGGCTGGTCTTGCTCATGCTGGCCGCCGGGGTGGTATCAAGCGCCCTGCTTTCCGAAACCCCTATCAACCCGCGCCGCCTCATCGGAGACGTTCTGAGAGGCGTAATCGTGGCCATCATCCTCTGGGCTTACGGTGCCATGGGCAACATCTCAATTTTGAACGTAATCACTCTCGCCGGTTTATCGGCTGTGGCATGGCCACACACCGTCAACGAAATCACCGGCTTTGCAAAACGAACTATCAGCCGAATTTTCGGCGGGAGAAAAGAACGATGAATTATGGACTGGTGAGCAAGCAAGACGCGCGCCTGTATGCCGAAGCCATTTGCGATGTGATCGGGCATGGCAAGGCGAATGCAGCTGTTTTGCTGTGTGTCGAAACTGCCGCAGCCGAGACATTGCTCGGCGATTACAAAGACCCGACGCCGACCAGCGCCGGAACCGGATTAACCCAGGTTGATCTCGGTACCTTCGAATGGCTCCGCGATAAGTACAAAAACAGCCGTTATGCCCCGGTACTGCTGAATCAGTTTGGCATCGACATGAGCCGAACAGTTTATGAGGAACTGAGGACCTCGCCGCTGATGGCGATGCTGTTTTGCCGCCTGCGCTATCTGACGGTTTCAGAGTCGATCCCGGCGACTCGCGAGGCCCGCGCAGCGTACTGGAAAAAATATTACAACACCTCGGCAGGCAAAGGCACGCCGCAGGATTACATCGATAAATGCCAGCGCGCTGGCGTTGATGCGCTATTCACGCAGTGAGGCGCGAGGAGTAATTATGAACAGTTTAAAACGTATGGCTAAAGCCTGGTTGCTGATGAATGGTGCCTTCGTCCTTCTCGTGATGGCGACGCAACCAGCGATGGCAAATGAGAGCCAAAGTCTTGGTTTGGATCTGGATTCAATTCTGAGCGCCCTTCCTGCTGGCTGGGCCAGCGGCGTAACTGCCGTATTTATCGTGCTGTATGCGGTGGCGCAGCTGCGCGCCGTACTCCCCCCGTCAGTGACCAAAAGGATTCCCACGGTGGTCATGAAAATTCTCGACCTCGTTGCCGCGAACTATGCCCACGCCCGGAACGCTGATGCGATCAGCAAAGTTGCGCGGGATGCCGGGAAAGCCAAAGGCCCATCAGATGTTGATTATCGTGTGATGGTGGAAACGGCCAAAAACAATGGAGAGCTTCGTGGAAGCCGGATTGAGAGTGCTGGCGATTATCCTGGAGATGATCGCCCAGGCAGTAAAAGCCCGCAATGAAGCGGAGCGCCAGGCGAGGATTGAGTATGCGCGTAATAACCCAGCTGATTATCTGCGTCGCTTTGGCCGGGTGCGTGAAATCAACGCCAATGACACCAACACTGAATCCGGCTCCGTGCGCAGCGGAAAAGCCGGTGATTGATGTGGTTCACGTCGATGGGCATTTCGTTATCGCTGATGACGATATGGGTAAACTGACCGGCTACATTGCCGCACTGGAAGCGGGCTGCACCGCACCAAAATAGAGTACTCAATGAAGATTTATATTGCTGGCCCGATGACCGGGCGCGAGAACTTTAACCGTGAGGCATTTAACAAAGAAGCCGAACGACTGACCCGACACGGGCACACCGTTTTAAACCCGGCAAGCCTGCCTGATGGACTGGAGCAACGCGAATACATGGATATTTGTTTTGCCATGCTCCGTTGCGCTGATGCGATCCTGATGCTCCCCAGCTGGCAGACCTCCTCCGGTGCTACGGCGGAATATCATTATGCCTACAAAATGGCGCTTCCGGTTTATACCACGGTTCACTATCCGCCGGTCGCATAACGGGAAAATGGAGGCTATGCGACCACGGTCGCACAGACCAAGAACCTGTATCCCCATTTAGGGATAAAACGCGTTCTATCCCTATGAAGGGATAATCCCCCGGCCACAGTAGAGTGTAAGGCTGTCCCGCAATGCACTATCCATAGGTCGCATAGCAGCAAAATAGAAGCCATGCGACCACGGTCGCACGGGTAAGTGAATCAACAAGAAGATGAATAAAACACCACCTTCGGGTGTTTTTTTTATTTCTGATAACGGAGCGAAAAATATGAAAACGCCACTCACGTATGGTGCCCACCGAATTCTTCACGATTTGTTTTCAAAAGGCGCGATGTTCAAAGGTGCGTTAAGCCGTGAAAAATTACCCGAACTGGAAGAGCGTGGCTTTGTCGCTACTAACGCCAATAATCTTGTATATCTGACCCCCACCGGCCAGCAATATGCAATTGAATCCTTTATTGGTGAGCATTCCAAAGTTTCGCAAGGTCTTTGCGGCAATACCATCGAGCAGGAAACACTTTCATCAGTATTAGCGCATTACCTGCCCAACACTCCTCTGGATAAAGCCAGAGACCACGCTGTGATGCTGGCCTCTGCGGTCAAAGCTTCTTTTGCAGAATTGAAGCACTCCACCGGTGGTTTCGTAATTTCCCGCGATGGCGCCGCTCAGGTTATTGGCGAAAAAATTTCTGAAACAATAATCCCTGCGTCGGCCTTTAAACCGAGCACAGATGGAAAGGAAAAGCGGGGGGCAACCTTTACGATAAATATTGAGGTGGATGCCAGCAAAGCCATTCAAGCGCTTGATGAGTTCAGCCATGCATTCGATAAGCGCATAGCCTCCGCGTTAGAAAAAGGACTTATGCCAGGCGGTTCATTATGGTTTGCGATTAAGAGTCAACGTTAATGCCAGCCCGGTCTAAACGTCCATGCCGTCACCGGGGGTGTGCGGCGATAACCAACGATCCCAGCGGCTATTGCGATGCTCACCGGCAGCAACATGCTGGCGACGGTTGGCGCAACTACCAGGGCGGGAAAAGCCGGCATGAAAGGGGCTACGGTCGCCCCTGGGAAATCCGCCGCGCCAGAATCCTCCAGCGCGATAAATATCTATGCCAAAACTGCCGGCGTCATGGCATCGCCACCAAAGCGACCAGCGTCGACCACATCATACCCAAAGCGCGTGGCGGTACAGACGACGATTCCAATCTGGAGTCGTTGTGCTGGCCCTGCCATAGAGCGAAAACAGCAACAGAGAGAACACGATGAGCACCCCAAATCTCAAAATTGAATATGAAAACGGTAATTTGGTGACACTAGAAAAAGACGGAGTGTCCTTACTTCCGCTTAACGTTACGGCTATCCACTTTTCCCACACCATGAAGACCAAGCCACACCTCAAGGTTGAAATTGAGTCCGGTGGTGGTCCGTATGCAACCTCGCCAGAACCAGCAGCAGAGCCTGTCAACACAACTGATACTCCACCGACCAATGAGGGGGAAGTACTACCACGTGCAGCAGACGAAAGTCAGCGTATACGCCGTCCACGAAAGCGTAACCGCCACAACAATTCTTCCCGGAGCGAATAATGTTTAATCGTAATGAACTGACCATCTCTATGTTTTATGCATCCACTACTGATGCTGATGGCAACCGTATCGCCACTATTACCCTACAGGTGAATGATACAGAAGGTTCGCCAGTACAAAGCAGCCAGTTATTGTGTGTCACTGATAAGGCAGGAAAGAAAACGTATTCAGTCGGTGAGCAAAGCACGAAGAATGGCTCTGACCCTCTGTTGGTGGCGATTGAGAATTACTGGCGACAGAACACCCCAGCGGTCACTGGTAGTCTGATGTCGGATGTCACTGACTTCATCACCGGCAATGTAAATCAGTCTTCAACGTGGGTTGGTTTCAATGGCCTGAAGATCTTCGATGGTGTTCAGCTGGATACCCGCCTCCCTGAAAGCGTGCTACAGGCTGATGGTAGCTCCGCTACAGCGACAGGGTCCTGACAGCAGGCATTACAACAGGCGCTCACAGAGCGCCTGTGATAATGGCTGAATGCTTCACGAGTGTGGCTTTTTATTGGAGGTCATGATGAGTTACACCAGCTGTACCTATTGCGGTTCACGTCTCCATACGCGGGCTAACTGCCCGAAAACATGGGGCGGCTCATCGCGTCGCGCCCAGCTGCGCTGCAGCTATTGTGGCCAGTCCGGGCATAACTCGAATGCCTGCCCACATAATGCGAGCAGCGGTCGGCGGCGCAGCCTGAATGACGACTTCCACCTCGACTGAGGCAACTACCGCCATGGGGTAGGGGGGATCAAATCCCTAACCCCTTTCGCGCTTCGGGACTGCCGCCTCAGGTAGATTTTTGCGCGTGAGAAATAAAAACTTTTTTTTGGCTGTTTTGGGGTGCTTTTGAATGAGTACAGGGATGCGATCACCTGGTGGCGGACGCAAATCGAATAACACTGGAAATCAGGTTAGTTCTTTAACCAGAGCGGTTTCTCCGCCGGATGAATTACTGGGCGATATGGCTATCGATGCCTGGAAACGGACGTGCAAAATTCTTATTAACCGTGGCACGTTCGAAATGGAAGATTGTTATTTGCTGATGGAATACTGCAACACCGTGCAGCTGCTGTACGACGCCAACCAGGAAATTAAAAGCGATGGCCTTGGTGATGATACCGCTGCCGGCGGTCAGAAACTTGGTGCAGCAGTGAAGGCGCGTAGCCGTTATATCAGCGAATTAATTCGACTCTCCGTTGTGTTAAAGCTGGACCCCAATAGCCGCATCCTGAAGAAACAGCCCGGAGATAATGACAAATCCAGCGGTGAGTTCGACGAGTTTTAATTTTGGTGCGGCCCTAATGACTTAAGGATGGAGCATGGCCGCATATCCAAACGTCAATGTGGCGAACAAATATGCGCGGGATATCATAGACGGGAAAATAGTCGCCTGCAGAGCTATTCGGCTGGCATGTCAGCGCCATTTTGACGATTTAAAAAAATCACTCGATAACAATTACCCTTACCGGTTCGACAGAGATTTAGCTGAGCGGGCCTGCCGGTTTGTTCAGAAATTACCGCACTCCAGTGGCGATTTGGCGGGGCAGAAATTAAAACTGGAACCTTGGCAAAGTTTTATTTTTTGTTCGATTTTTGGCTGGGTCACGAAAAAGGATAAAAAACGCCGATTTCGCGAAGCGTATATCCGGGTAGCCAGGAAAAACGGGAAATCGTTTTTTGCTGCCGGGATTGGCACCTACATGTTTTGCGCTGATGGCGAAAACAGCGCAGAAGTGTATTGCGGTGCGACAACTATGGCGCAGGCGAAAAAGGTCTTCACCCCAGCCAGGCAGATGGCCAGCCGCCTGCCGGCACTTCGCTCCAGATTTGATATTTCGGTATGGACCGACAGCCTGACACGCCCGGATGGTTCCGTTTTCGCACCTATGGCGGGGAAACCCGGCGATGGTGACAGCCCACATTGCGCGATCATTGACGAGTATCACGAACACGATACGGATCATATGTACGAGGCCATGACAATGGGGATGGGCGCCCGTTCGCAGCCGTTAACGCTCATTATCACGACATCCGGCTCGTCACTGGAGTCCCCTTGCTATGACAAGGACAAGGAAGTCAAAGAGGTTATCGAAGGCATAACCCGTAATGATCGCCTGTTTGGCATGATTTACGAACTGGATGCTGGCGATGACTGGACCGACCCGAAAAACTTAATCAAAGCTAACCCAAATCTGGACGTTTCGGTTAAGTACAGCGACCTGGTTGAGCTTCTGGAAGTAGCGAAACAGGTTCCTCGCAAGGTTAACGCCTTCAAAACCAAACGCCTCAATATTTGGGTATCCGGTAAATCCGCGTTCTACAACATGGAGCAGTGGAAGGCTGCTGAAGACCCCAACCTTGAGCTGGCTGATTTTGCGAATGACAGCTGCAATATCGGTCTCGATCTCGCCAAAAAGCTGGATATGAACGCCGGGATACGGCTATTTACGCGGGAAATTGAAGGTAAACGGCATTATTACTGCATCAAACCTAAATTTTGGGTCCCGGAAGACACGATCCATACAACCGATCCAAAACTGCTGAAAACTGCTGACAGGTATCAGAAGTTTTATGAAATGGGCGTGCTGGAAGCGACGGATGGAGCAGAGGCAGACTATCGCGAGATTCTGGCCAGTATTATCGATATGCAGGACGAAAACCGCATTGACGAGATTGATATCGACCCTGCCGGCGCAACAGCACTTCGCCACCAGTTGGAGGACAACGGATTTACCGTAGTCGATATCCGGCAGGATTACACCAATATGTCACCGGCGATGAAAGAGCTTGAAGCGGCTCTGGCCGGTGGTCGATTCCACCATGATGGCAATCCCATTCTGACCTGGTGTATCAGCAATGTTATCGGGAAATTTATACCCGGTAGCGATGATCTCGTTCGCCCGACAAAGGGAGACAATCAAAGCAAAATCGATGGAGCTACAGCGTTATTTAACGCCATGACTCGCGCAATGCTGCACGAAAGCAGCGGCGGCACATCGGTATATGATGAGGAAGACATAGCGTGTTAATCACAATTCTGAGTTTCATTATTGGCCTGGCCGGGGCTGTACTCATATCCGCCGGAGCCTGGTTGATTTTGCCTGCTGCCGGTCTTATTACGGGTGGGTCAATATGTCTTATCTGGTCATATCTAACTGCGCGGGCGGTTTCAGCCGGTGCCAAATTTAACGGGGGTGAATAATGTTTATCCCCCAAATGTTCAGAGGGCGCCAGCAGTCGAGGGATGGCCTCTGGGAAGCCATGCTGGGCGGGGTTCGTTCAAGCCAGAGCAAAACTGGCATCATAATCACGCCGGAAACCGCTCTGGGACTTTCAGCGGTCCGGGCCTGTGTCACTCTCCTGGCTGAGTCCGTCGCGCAGCTGCCGTGCGAACTTTACCGGCGGGATAAAAATGGCGGGCGCCAGCGTGCGACGGACCACCCGGTTTATGACCTGATTCACTCCCAGCCCAACAGGAAAGACACCTCATTCGAGTATTTTGAGCAGCAGCAGGGGTTGCTGGGGCTGGAGGGAAATTGCTACTCGATCATCGAACGGGACGGAAAAGGCTACCCGAAAGAGCTGATCCCCATTAACCCGAAAAAGGTCATTGTGCTGAAAGGGCCGGACGGTATGCCGTATTACCAACTCCCGGAAGTCGGCGAAATTCTGCCGATGCGCATGATGCACCATGTGAAGGTCTTTTCTCTGGATGGCTATATCGGCAGCTCCCCCATTCAGACGAACGCCGATGTTCTTGGACTGAATTTGGCCGTTGAGGAGCATGCGGCAGCGACATTCCGGCGCGGGACAACGATGAGCGGAGTGATAGAGCGTCCGAGAGAAGCCGCGACCATTAAAAGCCAGGATGCTATTGATCGCCTGCTGGCGAAATGGACCGAGCGCCATTCCGGTATTCACAATATGTTCTCTGTGGCACTGCTGCAGGAGGGTATGAGCTACAAACAACTGTCGCAGGATAACGAAAAGGCGCAGCTGCTACAGTCGCGGCAGTGGGGCGTGGAAGAGGTCTGCCGGCTCTATAAAATCCCGCCACATATGGTGCAGATGCTGGCGAAAGCGACCAACAACAACATTGAGCACCAGGGCCTGCAGTTCGTGATGTATACGCTGCTGGCATGGCTGAAACGCCATGAGGGTGCGCTGCAGCGCGATCTGCTTCTGCCCAGCGAACGCCGCGATTTGTACATCGAGTTCAACGTTTCCGGGCTGCTGCGAGGCGATCAGAAATCACGCTATGAATCTTATGCGCTGGGCCGCCAGTGGGGATGGCTATCCACTAACGATATCCGGCGTATGGAGAATCTGCCGCCCATTGCCGGCGGGGATAAATACCTGACGCCGCTCAATATGGTCGACAGTGCGAAGATCCTTCCTGGCGATAAATCGCCGACAGCAAAACAGCTGGCCGAAATCGAAACCCTTCTGGCCAGAGCCTGATTATTTCCCGCCGCGCGGGATGACCTGGAAGACAACATGACAACGAAATTAATTAACCTGCCGCACCTGGCAGATATGGTCTTTGGTGTGCCGCATTACGTGACGCGGCAAACAATGGACTCCGTGAAAGCGGTGCTCATCCCTCGTATTCAGGGGATCACCGAAGATACCGTCATTCAGATGGCGCTAAATCCGGATAAATCACCTGCTGCTGAGCAGGTCCAGCCCACCGGCGGGGTGGCGGTGATCCCCGTTCACGGCATACTCGTTCCACGCCGGGGGCAGATTACAGCGATGTGCTCCGAGCTGACCAGCTACGAGCGGATACGCGGGCAGTTGCAGGCGGCGTTAAACGACCCCTCAATCAGCGAAATCGTTCTGGATATTAACTCCGGCGGCGGCGCAGCGGTGGGGTGCAAGGAGCTGGCCGATTACATTTATCAGTCTCGCGACACGAAGCCCATCACGGCGATTGTGAACTACAGCGCGTACTCCGCCGCGTATTTCATCGCATCGGCCTGCAGCAAAATCATCGTCAGCCAGACCAGTGGCGTGGGGTCGATTGGTGTGATCATGGAGCACCTCGATACGTCGAAGATGGAAGAAAAAATGGGGCTGACGTTCACCACCATTTACCGGGGAGATAACAAAAATAACGGTACCCAACATGAACCACTGAGTGAAGAGTCGCGGGGTATGTTCCAGGGCATGATCGACGAAATGTACGAGACGTTTACGGGGTCGGTGGCCGAATATCGCGGCCTGAAGCAGCAGGCCGTCATTGATACGCAGGCGGGGCTGTATTTTGGCCCTGGCGCTGTGTCTGCCGGCCTGGCGGATGAAGTCTCTGACCCCCAGGCGGCGCTCAATGCTATCGCGGCAAAGTATCAGCAACCCCGTCAAAAAACCTCCATTCAGATGCAGGCAGCCGCGATGGACCTGCAAACCAAAATGTAACCCGGCGCAAACACAAACCGCGTCACCTTAAGCAGCCAGCAGGCTGCTTTTTTTATGTCTAAAAAGAGAGAAATAAAATGCCACATATTGAAGAATTGCGTCGTCAGCGTGCGGGTATCAACGAACAGATTCAGGCCCTGGCAACCATTGACGCCAGCGGCGTCACGCTGACTGCGGAGCAGATGACGGAGTTTTCGAACCTGCAGCAGCAGTTCACTGATATCAGCGCCAAAATTGAACGCCTGGAAGCCGCCGAACGTGCTGCGGCGCTGGTCGCAAAACCCGTGAAAGCGACTCAGCAGGCCCCCGGCATTATTGTTAAGCAGGAGCCGAAACAGTACACCGGTGCTGGCATGACCCGACTGGTTATGTCTGTCGCCGCAGGCGCAGGGAATCTGCAGGACGCGGCAAAATTCGCTTCAGAAGAGCTGAATGACCAGTCCGTATCGATGGCCATTTCCACCGCAGCGGCGTCCGGTGGTGTGCTTATTCCGCAGAACCTCCACAGTGAGGTGATCGAGCTACTGAGCGACCGAACCATCGTCCGCAAGCTGGGTGCCCGTCCCGTTCCGCTGCCTAACGGTAATATGACGCTACCACGCGTGGCCGGTGGAGCAACGGCAAGCTACACAGGAGAAAACAAAGACGCCAAGACATCAGAAACACGCTTTGATGATGTAAAACTGACGGCGAAAACTCTGATTGCGATGGTGCCTATTTCCAATGCACTGATTGGCCGCGCCGGATTCAACGTCGAGCAGTTGGTCCTGCAGGATATTCTGACCGCCATCTCAGTGCGTGAGGATAAAGCCTTTATGCGCGATGACGGTACCGGCGATACACCGATTGGTATGAAGGCGCGCGCGACGCAGTGGAACCGCCTGCTGCCGTGGGAAGCTGATGCAGCGATCAACCTGAACACGGTTGACGAGTACCTGGACAAGATCATTTTGATGGCGATGGACGGCAACAGCAATATGATCAGCAGCGGCTGGGGCATGTCGAACCGTACCTATATGAAGTTGTTTGGGCTGCGTGACGGCAACGGCAACAAAGTCTATCCGGAAATGGCTCAGGGATTACTTAAAGGATATCCGGTTCAGCGTACCAGCGCGATCCCTGCGAATCTGGGGACCGGGGGTAAGGAGACTGAGATTTACTTTGCTGACTTCAATGATGTGGTTATCGCTGAAGACGGCAATATGAAAGTCGACTTCTCGAAGGAAGCCTCTTACATCGATGCCGATGGCACCCTGGTATCTGCGTTTTCCCGTAACCAGTCGCTAATCCGCGTTGTTACTGAGCATGATATTGGCTTCCGTCATCCGGAAGGCCTGGTGCTGGGTACCGGCGTCCTGTTCTAACCCATCCCTCAGTAAATACGGCCCGCATATGCGGGCTTTTCCTTTTCAGGAGAATGTTATGGCTGTGAAAAATAAAGCAGTGGAGCCGGAAGAAACAGGCACACAGGACAACCATGCGACCGTGGTCGCACAGGCAGAGCGTAAATCCGTTGTGTTCCTTGGGCCGCACCACCGTTATTCCCGTGGAGATATCGCGTGCTTTGAAGGATCGCGCGCCGAAGAACTGGTTAAGCGGCGTATCGCGGTATGGCCGGAGGATGCCGAACGTGCGCTGAAACCGAAGCCGGGAGACAGCGATTTTGATACTGAAATTGGATGATGTGAAAACCCAGCTACGCCTGGAACTGGATTTCACGGAGCATGACGCCATGCTCACGCAAATGGTGAACGCCGCGCAGCGGAGCATCGAGCGTGATTATTACTGCAAGCTGGTCACCAGTGATGAAGAGCTGCAGGCACTCCCGGAGACCGTCCGCGGATTTATCGCGGATGAAGATATCCGGCTGGCCATTCAGTTTCTGGTCAGCGATGCGTATCTGAATGGCCATACCGGACAGTGGCTGGAAACCGCTGCGGTGAGGCATCTTCTTTTCCCCCTGCAGGAGCATACGCTATGAGCCTGAAACCGGGTGATATGAACTGTCGCATTGCGATTAGCTACGTTCAGTCCGGTCGGGGGCCGCTGGGCGAACCGCTACCGGAAAAGCAGGTTGAATCGGGAAAAGCGTGGGCAAAGCGGGAGCTGGTATCGGGGCGGAAAGTCCGCACGCTGGATCAGCAGCAGGTGGTGGAAACCTGCCTGTTTACGGTCTATCCGGGTGTGCTGGTTGATATTGACTGGAAAATCACGACGAAAAATCTGGTTTATACCGTCCGTAATATCGACCGCAAAACGGACCGGATCATTATCACGGGGGAGGCTGACGGGCGGCATGATAGAGCTGGCGATTAAGGGTGCGCTGGAGCGCATCACCGGCATGAATGCGTATCCGCTTTTACTGCCGGACACGGTCCAGGAAGGAGCGACCTTTCAGCGTATCTCTGACCCGGAAATGGTCTCGGGAATGTTGCGAACGGGGATCGTATCTGCCCGTATCCAGGTGAACCTGTACCTTCTCGATAATTACACCTCACTGCTGCAGCTGGATAAAAAAATCTGGACGGAACTGAAGTCAGTCGTTCATGGCCAGCTGGAGGGTATCCCGGTTCAGTATGTGGAGCGAGGCGGTATCCATCAGGATAAAAACCAGCTGACGAATCGTCGCATTCAGTATCGCCTGACCCGCGATTTCATCATTCACTACGTGGAGGACTCCTCGTGATCCGAATGGAAGTTAAAGGGCTGGATGAGCTGGAGCGGCAGTTAATGGCCCTGGGCGAAAAAGTGGCGACGAAGGTATTGCGGGATGCCGGGCGCGAAGCGCTAAAGGTCGTCGAGGAAGATATGAAGCAGCATGCCGGCTTTGACGAAACGTCTGCCGGGCCGCACATGCGGGACTCAATCAAAATCCGCTCTTCCACCCGCAAGGGTAAAGGGAACGCGGTTGTAACGCTCCGTGTTGGCCCCAGCAAGCAGCACCATATGAAGGCGCTGGCGCAGGAGTTTGGCACGATTAAACAGGTTGCAGACCCCTTTATCCGACCCGCCCTGGATTACAACCTCCAGACCGTTTTGCGCGTGTTAACCGTGGAAATCCGAAACGGCATTGAAAACAGGTAGCATCCGCTGCCGTATAAAAAGAGAGAGAAACATGGCTGATAAAACTTCACCTGAATATGCGATGTTGCCAGCGGGCACCATTGTGAAATACGGGGAGCCTGGCGCTGCCACGTCAGCGCTGAAACCGCTGATTAACTGTAAAGCGCTGGGTGCAATGGGGCAGACGGGGGGCTTTGTCGACTGCACCACGTTACTGGATAAGCAGAAACAGTCCATCAGCGATCTGCCTGACGGGCCTGAAAAGTCGCTGGGCTTTATTGATGATCCAGGCAATACCGATTTTGCCGCGCTGCTGAACGCAGCAGAGGCCCGCAAGACCATCCAGTTATACGTCGAATTACCCAACAAGCGAACAGCGACGATGCTCCTTGCGCTGTCCGGGTGGCAGATGAATGAAATCGCCGCTCCGGCGAATGAGGTCATCCAGATCACTGTTCAGGGTAAGCAGAACAAGATCACCTGGGGAACCGTCGCTGATACCAGCGGCGCCTGATTAACTTAACTTTTAAACCGCCACCTTCGGGTGGCTTTTTATTTTTAAGGACTACCTGTGAAAGACAAAGATTACCTGTCCACGCTGAAATCCGCGTTGCTTAAATCGGAGCCAACCGTCATTAAAACCGAGTTGTTTGGCGCTACCGTATTCATCCGCCGCCTGACCGGGGATTACCTCATCAGCTACGAAGAGAAAATGGCTGAAACCGCAAAAGCTGGCGCAGCGCGCGAGGCATCGGAGCAAGTCATCCAGATCGTCATCGATGCACTGGTTCAGCCGGATGGAACGGCCATTCCGGATGAGTTTAAACCCACGGCAGCCGAGCTGCTGAAGGCCCATGAAAACCCCGAACTGCTGGCTGCAGTGGAAAAAGTGAAGCAACACGCAATCGGCAAGCTGGAGGAAGCGGAAAAAAACTGAGTGACTCGCCCTGGCTGGAGCTGATTTTCTGGCTGGCCGACCGCTGGGGCGAGCCTGACCCATCCAAAATTGCCGCATTGCCGGCAAACACTCTGTACCACTGGCGAGCCTACTTCCTGAAACAGGGCACTTTCCGCCGTCCTGGCGATGAAAACACGCCACCTACCGAAACCACACCTGCGCCATCCCGGGTCGATGATGAATGCGCGGCAGTCATGAGGGCATTAATGTAATGGCAGACGTCGCATCTTTAGCGGTCGGGCTGCACCTGAACGCAGCCAGTTTTAAATCCCAGCTGCTGGGAGCGTATGGCGATGCGGAGAACCAGTCACGACGGTTTAACCGTAATGCCCAGGCGGACGCGAAAAAGACGGAGGACGCCTATAAGAAGGTCGGTCTGTCGATATCCGGGATGGCCAGCCGGCTGGC